CCCGTCAGTAGCTGAACAGGAGGGACAGCTGATAGAAACAGAAGCCACTGGAGCACCTCAAAAACACCATCATACACTAAATCAGTAAGTTGGCAGCATCACCTGGCAGCTGAAAGTATGAATAATAACGCCCTGACAGGATATTTTATTGCACCCTGTCAAAAGTCATACATTCTTTCCCGGTTTTTGCTTTCTCATACCGGATAACTCTATTTAAGGCTTAAGGATAACCTTCGTCCATCCTTCATCCCGCTCATCGAAGTGCTTATATCCGGCAGGAGCCTCTTCAAGCGAAAGACGATGAGAAATTATTTTGCCCGGACTGGCTTTATCGTGATGGATGAGGCGAGACAGCTGACGGTTATAGGCCTTAACGTTCGCCTGGCCGGTACGGATTGCCTGTCCTTTAAACCAGAAACTCCCAAAATCAAATGGCATCTTACCCTCTCTGGCAAGCTCCGATTCAGCCCCCGGATCCTGAGGAATAAAGACGCCAACCACACCAATTCCCCCGGTTGCTTTCGTCGACGCAACAAGACTGTTCATGGTGACAGAGTTATCTTCATGGCCATGTTTGTTACAGCACTGATAGCCAACACATTCGCAGCCACAATCCGTACCGCGTCCATCCGTCAGGTCGAGAATTTTTTGTACAGCTTCATCGCCAGTAGCATTGATGCCCGTCGCCCCCATTTTTTCAGCCAGAGCCAACCGGTCTGTGTGCGTATCAACCACAAACACCTGTGAAGCACCTTTAATGATCGCCGAATGAGCTGCCATCAAACCGACCGGCCCCGCGCCATAAATGGCCACGCTTTCACCAGGCTTCAATCCGGCAAGTTCTGTTGCATGCCAGCCGGTAGGAAAAATGTCAGAGAGCATCACATAATCATCTTCTTTTTCTGCCGCATCAGGGGGAAGAACAAGGCAGTTAAAGTCGGCAAATGGCACCCGAAGCAGTTCCGCCTGCCCCCCCTCCCAGGGACCCATTTCAGCAAAACCATAAGCTGCGCCTGCCGAACCCGGATTGGTAGTGAGACAAAAGCCGGTCAGACCTTTTTCACAGTTTTCGCAAAAACCACATCCCACGTTAAACGGCAGACAAACATAGTCGCCCACCTTAATACGTTCAACGCCTGAGCCAATTTCGACCACTTCACCCAGGTTTTCGTGACCCAGAATCCGTCCCTGTTCAAAGCTGGTCCGGCCCTCATACATGTGCAAGTCCGACCCACAAATGTTGGTGGTGGTGATGCGGACGAGTACATCCGTGGGGCGGACAATTTTCGCATCCGGTACGTCTTTTACTTTTACATCATAAGGACCGTTGTAAATTACTGCTTTCATGATCTTCTCCTTCTTGCGTGCGGAAAGGAAATGCTGCCCGGCGGATTGGGGTATCAATCGAGTTTAGCTGCCATAACAGATCTCGCGATCGGCGAAAGGACGATTAGGATGTTTCTTAACTAAGTGCATTGAAGTCTGTAAGACAGGTACTTACCGATGAAGGCTGCCTGGAAAACGTAAAAACATCACACGTTAATCCGGTTTTTTTAAGCAGGCAGGGGATTACGGACAGCTTTGAGCGAGAAGCGGATAAAGTAAATCTATCTCATTTCTGCATTGTGCCAGAAGTAGACATAGGTGAATTAGGTAACCCTAGTGAATCGCCACGGATAATCTAGACACTTCCGAGCCGTTGATAATACTGGTTTTCATATTCTGTCGGTGACATCTGTTCGCTAGAACCATGCCGACGCTTACTGTTATAAAACATTTCGATGTAATCAAAAATATCACTGCGGGCTTCTTCCCGCGTTCCGTAGATCTTTTTCTTTATCCGTTCACGTTTCAACAACTGGAAAAAACTTTCTGCAACCGCATTATCATGGCAGTTACCGCGACGGCTCATGCTACCCTCCAGGCCGTGTGATTTCAGGAACGACTGCCACTCATGGCTTGTGTACTGACTGCCCTGATCCGAATGAACCAGCACCTGTTTTTCGGGATTACGCCGCCATACAGCCATCAGCAGTGCGTTCAGGACAATGTCCTTTGTCATCCGGGATTGCATGGACCAGCCGATAATTTTGCGTGAGAACAGATCAACAACAACGGCAAGATACAGCCAGCCTTCGTGGGTCCTGATGTAGGTTATGTCCGTTACCCAACGCTCATCAGGAGCATCCGGATTGAACTGTCGCTGGAGCCTGTTGGGTGACACGATACTGGCCTCGCCTTTACGTGCCCGCGGGCTTCGGTATCCGACCTGAGCCTTTATTCCGACACGTTTCATCAGTCTCCAGACTCTGTTTACTCCGCACTGTTGCCCGCTGTCACGCAGATCCAGATGGATTTTGCGATAACCATAGACGCATCCCGATTCCAGCCAGAACTGTTTAATCTGTCCTGTCAGTCTCAGGTCTGCCTGATGGCGTTGTGAATGCGGCTGCTGAAGCCAGGCGTAAAAACCACTGGGATGAACATCCAGCACCCGACAGAGCAGGCGAACAGGCCAGCAACAGGAGTTGTCACGGATAAAGGCGTACCTCAGTCGGACAGCTTTGCGAAGTACGCCGCGGCTTTTTTTAATATGTCCCGTTCGTCGGTAACCCGTTTCAGCTCTTTCTGGAGACGGCGGATCTCGGCCTGAGCATCTGACTGTTCTTTATTAGTGGAAGAATCCGGACCGTACTTCTTTATCCAGGCATAAAGGCTGTGGGTGGTGATATCGAGACGTGTTGCAACGCTGGCAACAGAATAACCGCGATCAACAACCTGTTTGACTGCTTCAGTTTTAAACTCTTCAGGATAACGCTTACCGCTCATGGGCACCTCTCTTTAAGTCATCTTAAATGACTCTGAGGTGTCTGTTAAACCTGTGGCGATTCACGTCTCTTACCTTAATTCAAATTATTTTCAGATAGATATCATTCTTCTGAACATACCCGATTAACGGCAGAATCTCACGATTCTGCCGTTTTGTATAATTTTTCAGAGGAGTAGCTAATGAACAATTCTGAAGGTTTGAAGTCGTTTCAGCAATCGCTTGCTGGCCTGCCACAGTGGGTGTCTGAACGTATATTGCAGCAGATAAATCAGTTAACCCATTACGAGCCAGTAATCGGCATTATGGGTAAGAGCGGTGCCGGTAAATCCTCACTCTGCAATGCCCTGTTTGCCAGTGAGGTATCACCGGTCAGCGATGTCGCGGCCTGTACACGTGAGCCACTGCGCTTTCGACTGCAGGTTGGCGACCGCTATATGACGCTGATGGATCTACCCGGCGTGGGCGAAAGTGGCACTCGCGATACCGAGTATGCTGCGCTGTACCGAGAGCAGCTTTCTCGCCTCGACCTAGTGCTGTGGTTGATCAAGGCTGATGACCGGGCACTGGCAGTGGATGAGCACTTTTATCATCAGGTGATTGGGGAGGCATACCGGCATAAGGTGCTGTTTGTTATAAGCCAGTCGGACAAGGCCGAACCCACCAGCGGTGGGGGACCGTTGTCCACCGCGCAGAAGCAGAATATCAGCCGCAAAATCTGCCTGCTGCATGAGCTGTTCCAGCCCGTACATCCGGTGTGTGCTGTGTCGGTCCGTCTACAATGGGGGCTTAGGGTGATGGCCGAGCGGATGATTAAGTGCCTGCCACGTGAGGCCACCAGCCCGGTGGTGTCGCAACTCCAGCCTTCCTTTCGCACGACGGTAGTCCGGGAACAGGCTCGAAGCGATTTTGGTGAAACCGTCGGTGCTCTACTCGATAGCATCAGTGCCTTTCCTCTGATATCCACACCAGTGCGGGCCGTCATTCAGGCCGTGCGCACCACCGTGGTCTCTGTGGCCCGCGCCGTCTGGGATTTCTTCTTCTGAGTATTTAATCCATCCCTGTTATTTCCCTGACCTTGTCGCCGATGCGACGGGGATCCCCTTTATTTGTTTTCCCGTTATGAGGAGTCTGCTTATGACCCGTCTGGCTTCGCGCTTTGGCGCTGCAAACATTATTCGTCGTGACCGTCCGTTAACCCGCGAGGAGCTGTTTCGCGTGGTGCCCAGTGTGTTCAGCGAGGACAAACATGAATCCCGTAGTGAACGCTACACCTATATACCCACCATCTCCTTGCTGGACAGCCTGCAGCGAGAAGGCTTCCAGCCATTCTTTGCCTGTCAGACCCGTGTGCGTGATCCGGAGCGTCGCGAACACACCAAGCATATGCTGCGTCTACGGCGTGAGGGACAGATAACCGGTAAGCAGGTGCCGGAAATAATCCTGCTCAACTCTCACGATGGCAGCAGTTCGTACCAGATGCTGCCGGGACTATTTCGTGCGGTTTGTCAGAACGGCCTTGTCTGTGGTGAGTCGTTTGGCGAGGTGCGGGTGCCGCACAAGGGGGACGTGGTGAGTCAGGTGATTGAAGGCGCGTATGAGGTACTGGGGATTTTTGACCGGGTGGAGGAGAAACGGGATGCCATGCAGTCGTTGCTGTTGCCGCCTCCGGCACAGCAGGCACTGGCAAAAGCTGCGCTCATATACCGCTTTGGTGAAGACCACCAGCCGGTGACGGAGTCGCAAATACTCTCCCCACGCCGCTGGCAGGATGAGAGCAATGACCTGTGGACCACGTACCAGCGTATTCAGGAGAACCTGATTAAGGGCGGTCTCAGTGGGCGTAACGCCAAAGGAGGACGGTCGCATACTCGTGCCGTTCGCGGTATTGACGGGGACGTGAAACTTAACCGGGCACTGTGGGTGATGGCGGAAGCGATGTTCACGCAACTGCAGTGACCGTTTCATGTTGCCACGTTGTTAATATCGGACACCACCTGTCCGCATTGCAACGTGCTGGCGGTCCTCACTCGCCGAGGGATGGCCTGTAACCCCCGCTGCCTCTGGCTTTTGCAGAAATAAAAAATAGTTTCTGCTGTGTCCATACCCTGTCCGCCCCTCTATTTAAAATAATCACATCATTTTCAGTCAGTTAAATTCCACGGAGAACGTCTCATGACACAGGCAGAACGCCGCCATGACCGGCTGGCTGTCAGACTGTCACTGATAATCAGCCGTCTGGTGGTGGGGGAAACGCTGAGTGTGCGTAAGCTGGCCGCTGAGTTTGGTGTGTCGGTGCGCACGCTGCGGCGTGATTTTCGCGAGCGGCTGATGTATCTGGACCTGGAGTATCAGTCCGGATATTGCCGCTTACGCACTGCGGGCAGTGAGACGCAGATGGTACCCGACGTGCTTATCTTTGCCCACCGCAGCGGGATGGCCGGTCTTTTTCCAGGTTTTGACCGTCGTCTGGTGAACGCACTGCTGATGTGCGATGAGTCCCCCTGCGTAATAGCACCAGCCAGTCCGGTTTCTTCGCCGTCAGGCGCATTGTGTTTCTGGCGACTGATTCAGGCTATTACCGGGCGCAAGCGGGTGACGCTGATTGCCGAGGGGCAGCGCTGTGAGCGGCTGGCTCCCTGCCGGTTACTCATCCACCAGCAGGCCTGGTATCTGGTGGCGGAACACGACGGACATATCGCCGTATTCACCCTGGATGAAATCCATCTGGTTCAGCCCTTGCAAGAGACTTTTCGCCGCAACGACAGTCTGTGCAGTCTGGTTGAAGACCCGGTGTTTATTCAGGCCTTACCCCATTTTCGCTTTATCCAGCAGTCACTGCTTGCGTTTATTCCGGCCGACAGCCCACCGGAATAGTGCAGGTCTATCTCAACTCATCCGCAGGGAGAGCCTATGCCATTCATTGCCATTATCGCCATTGTTGTCATCGTCATCATTCTGAACAAAACCGGGGTGTCCGACAGCCTCACGGCCCTGACCCTTGCGACGGTTGCTGCACTCTTGACGGGCGGAGGTGCAGCAGGAGCCGCCAGTGTCGCGCTGACACCGTTCGTCGGCGTGCCGGTGGGTATTTTCGTGGGCATTTATGTCTTTGCCAAAGTGGTTCGACTGATTTCAGGAAAAAAATAATGAAACGTAAAACACTGCCTCTGCTGGCACTGGTTGCCACCACTCTGTTTCTGAGCGCCTGCGATGACAGAAGTGATGAACTGAAGGCCATCAGCAAATTCAAGGACCTCACTCCGCCGCGCTTCAGCGATGTGGTCAGCCGCCAGGATGATGTCAGCGAAGAATGGTCACAGGTTGGCTTCTCATCTGGTCTCACCCTGCAGGTCTTACGTACCCGTGAGTCGCCCGATGGCTGCGAGGGCGGTAGTTACTACTACCTCGCGGATATGCAGGAAAAAACCGTCCAGCCGCTGATGAATGCGCTTTGTATTGCCGATAACATCAAACTGGAATACCAGGAGGTGACGGACCCGTATACCAAAGAAAGATACTTTGAGTACGCCCATGACGGCAAACTGATGGGGCGACTGCTGATACCCTCAAACCCTGAGAACCACGAATAAAAACAACGATAAAGGAGACAGAAATGACAATAGATTCACTAAGCCGGTTTGTACTGGCATGTTCACTGTTTACCAGCTTTACAGCCTCTGCGGTTCCCGGATTCTGGCAGCAGGGCTATGGCCAGGGCAATACGGAATACAGCGTGACCGATACCAGTGGGAAGATGTTTACCATCAACTGTACTGGAAATCCTGACCAGAATGGTTTCTACCAGCATTCAGTTTTTCTGACCCTGACGGATAACAGAATGGTCAGTTCGCACGATGATGGCACCACAGTCACCGTGGTGATGGACCATAAGCAATATGCCATTCCCTCAACCCTTGGCTGGCGTAACGGCGATAACGCCTGGTATGACTTCATTATGGATATCCGTAAGACCGGGCAGTTTGACGTTTACGTCAATGACCGTAAAGCGGGGACTTTCACTGTGGACCTGAAGAACGCAGAGAAAGTTCTGCCCACTCCCGGAGACTGCGGTAACGACTGAAAGCCGTTCCTCCTTACGCAAACCAACCCCGACAGCCATCAGGCTGCCGGGGTTTTCTTTTATCAGGAGCCCGAAAATGTCCCAATCCGTGTTACTGCCACCGGGGCCTTTCACCCGGAGACAAGCGCAAGCGGTCACTACCACGTACAGCAATATCACCCTCGAAGACGACCAGGGCAGTCACTTCCGCCTTGTGGTTCGTGACACTGAAGGCCGGATGGTCTGGCGGGCATGGAACTTTGAACCCGATGCCGCTGAAAGTCTTAACCGCTACATCCGCACCTCTGGCATCCGTACAGGCACCTCCACCCGCTGACCGCGAAGCATTTACCCGCACATTTCACCTCCCCGAACACGCTTTATTCCCCCATTTGCCAGCCATCGCCGCTGGCGTTTTTTATTAACGGAGACATGCCCATGACAACACAGACGCAGTACGACCTCGCACCCGCTAACCAATCAGAATTTGAACTGACCGTCACGCAGGTACCCGACGAACAGCGTATCGATTTCTGGCCGCAACACTTTGGCACTATCCCGCAGTGGACAACCCTGGAACCGCGTATTTTTGCCTGGATGGACCGCTTCTGTTCGACCTACAGCGGTGGTATCTGGTCCTTTTACACCCTCAGCAATGGCGGGGCGTTTATGGCTCCCGAGTCTGACAATGATGAGACATGGCGTCTGTTTAATTGCCTGAACGGCAACGATGCCCAAATGAGTGCAGAAGCCGCAGGTATTGCTGTCTGCCTGATTGCGTACAGCCATCACGCCTGTCGCACCCAATGCGGTGCCATGACTGAACACTATTACCGCCTGCGGGACTACGCCCTGCAGCATCCAGAGGCCCACGCCATTCTGCGTATTATCGACTGACCGAAGGAGCAACAGATGAAACAGCTTTCCTTTTTACCCGGCGAGATGACGCCACAGGACCGGTGTCTCATTCAGCGGGCGCTCAGGGCTCTGGACCGCCACCTGCATGAGCCCGGCGTAGCCTTCACCTCTACCCACGCCGTACGTGAATGGCTGCGACTGCATATGGCCGCGCTTGAGCGGGAAGAGTTCCGGGTGTTGTATCTGGACAACCAGAATCAGTTGATTGCCCATGAAACGCTCTTCACCGGCACGATTAACCGCACCGAGGTGCATCCCCGGGAGGTGGTCAAACGTGCTCTGCACTTCAACGCGGCGGCGGTGATACTCGCGCACAACCATCCTTCTGGCGAGACAACACCCAGCCAGGCAGACAAAGCCCTCACGCAGCGACTGGTACAGGTGCTTCAGTTGGTGGATATCCGCGTCCCTGACCATCTGATTGTCGGCGGCAGGCAAATCTATTCGTTCGCAGAACACGGTTTGCTGTGAGGTATGATATGAAAATTATCAGTAAACGCCGGGCAATGACGATATACCGCCAGCATCCTGAGTCCCGAATCTTTCGCTACTGCAGTGGAAAATATCAGTGGCACGGTAGCGTCTGCCATTACACCGGCAGGGACGTTCCGGATATCGCAGGTGTCCTCGCGGTATACGCCGAACGCCGCCAGGACCGCAACGGGCCTTATGCCTGCCTGATGAGCATCACTCTGAACTGACAATACAAAGGAGAGTCGTTATGACTCACATCACATGGGGCCTGCAGCGGAATATCACGCCGCGCCTGGGAGCCCGTCTGGTGCAGGAGGGGAACCGGCTGCATTATCTGGCTGACCGGGCCAGCATCACCGGCAAGTTCAGTGACACCGAATGCCGGAAGCTGGATGAAACATTCCCGCACTTTATCCGCCAGATGGAATCGATGCTGACCACCGGTGAAGTCAGCCCCCAACATGCCCACTGCGTCATCATGTACCACAACGGTTTCACCTGTGAAGCCGACACCCTTGGCAGTTGCGGTTACGTGTACATCGCCATTTATCCCACCCAGCGCTAATAACTTTCACGAGAGCAAACATGAAAACTTTACCTGCAACAACTCAGCGGGCGGTGAAGCCCTGCCTGTCACCCGTGGCTGTCTGGCAAATGCTACTGACACGCCTGCTGGAACAGCACTATGGTCTCACCCTCAACGACACACCGTTCAGTGAGGAACGTGTTATACAGGAACATATCGATGCCGGGATCTCGCTGGCTGATGCCGTGAATTTTCTGGTGGAAAAATACGAACTGGTGCGTATCGACAGGAAGGGATTTAACTGGCAGGAACAATCGCCTTATCTTCAGGCTGTCGATATTCTGCGAGCGCGGCAGGCAACTGGCTTGTTGCAGCAAAGCCGTAGCAACGTAGTACGATGAACATTGCGTACAACCTTCCCGATTTACATTTCTGAACTTCCTCCCTTGTTTACCTATTGCGTAATGCGCCTGCTGCTACCCGGCTGGCGCGTTATCTTTTTACGGACAAACCATCATGCAACCAGAAGGTGAAGTATTAACCGATCATAATGAGCTAATTTGTTCAAGCTTTATTGAACACATTGCCAACACATTGAATTTAGGAGTGGTGTAGACATGGACAACTAAACCTGCAGCCACGGAGGTATAGCGAGTGAAGCCCTATCCGGCCTTTTTGGTCAGTAGATAAGATTGATCTTCGTTGATAGAATTTACTTACATCAGCAGTTACATGAAAATAATTTTTGGTGGGAAAAAGATAAGACACTACGTAACTATTTGATTTCTTGGTGCCGATAATAGGAGTCGAACCTACGACCTTCGCATTACGAATTATAAGAACCACTCATAACTAGTTGTTTTACAAGCATCAAACCGCATTCACACTGCTTTGGTTGATGACACAAGATGGAAGTCGATGCATGAGGAAGTTATGTGCATGACACAAGAATGACACAGAGCATGCAAAGCTTTGGCAAAGGTCACAAAGCCATGCATGTCCCAAATTTATCTCACCTCACCCAGTCAATCTCTTGTCAGTTTTCTTCAAGTTATCTGCAACGCCCTATTGCCATATGTTTCATGGTCGCTAAGATCGGACAACTCTCATAAGGATTGGTTACATATGCTCAGGTTGTTCTCTAAATATGTGTCGGTGGGTGTACTGAACACGGCGATACACTGGATAGTTTTTGGCGCGTGCTGGTCAATGGGCGCCAGCCAGAGCGTTGCCAACCTCATAGCTTTCGTGATCGCTGTCACCTTCTCATTCTGCGTTAATGCCCGCTACACCTTCGGAAGCCAGGTAACGCCCGGACGCTACATCCTTTATGTCGCCTTTATGGGTGCTATGGCTGCGGCGGTTGGCGCCATGAGTGACCGCCTTGAGCTTAACCCGATAATCACCCTCATTCTGTTCTCAGCAATCAGCCTTGTTATGGGCTTCTTTTACTCGCGATTCATCGTTTTCAGGGATGCGAAATGAAAATATCTCTCGTGGTTCCGGTGTTCAATGAAGAGGACACCATACCTATCTTTTATCAGGCTGTTCGCAAAGAGCTGCCTGAGTATGAAGTGGAAATCGTCTTTATTAATGACGGTAGCAAGGACGGTACGGAAAGCATTATTAACGCGCTGGCCGTGTCTGACCCGCTCGTTAAGCCGCTGTCTTTCACACGCAACTTCGGTAAAGAACCGGCGCTTTTCGCAGGCCTTGAGCATGCCACCGGCGACGCGGTTATTCCGATTGACGTTGATCTGCAAGACCCGATTGAGGTCATTCCGCAGCTGATTGCAAAATGGCAGGAAGGTGCCGACGTCGTTCTTGCTAAACGTGCTGACCGCAGCACTGACGGGCACCTGAAGCGCAAAACAGCCGAGTGGTTCTATCGCCTGCACAACAAAATCAGCTCACCAAAAATCGAAGAGAACGTCGGCGATTTTCGTTTGATGTCGCGCGAAACAGTCGAGCATATCAAGCGTCTGCCTGAGCGTAATCTTTTCATGAAGGGCGTACTGAGCTGGGTAGGCGGTCGCGTTGAGATAGTGGAATATACTCGCGCCGAACGCGTTGCCGGAACGACGAAGTTTAACGGATGGAAGTTGTGGAATCTGGCGCTTGAGGGTATTACCAGCTTCTCCACTTTTCCTCTGCGGATGTGGACATACATTGGGTTGTTAGTAGCCGGGATATCATTTATCTATGGTGCGTGGATGATTGTCGACACGCTTGCCTTTGGTAACCCGGTTCGCGGGTATCCATCCCTTCTGGTTTCAATCCTGTTCCTGGGCGGCGTTCAGCTTATCGGTATTGGCGTTCTCGGAGAGTATATTGGAAGAATATACGTTGAGGTTAAAAAAAGGCCTCGGTATTTGATTAAAAATAAGGGTTAATGATTATGGAAAACATTATAAAATCTAGGACGTCGCGGTATGCGATAATCATAGCATGCATATTAATATCAATATTGATAACTAGAAAATATATGCCTTATGACTCTGACATAGTTAACAGTCAGATATTCTGGCCTGATTTTCTTAAAAGTGGAATGAGTGTTTTTAAGGACTGGATTCCTACGGTAGATAGTTGGTATTTAACTGTCTATCCGGTTCATTTCCTTTTTTATTATTTGTTCGACTCAACTGATGTCAGCGTGGTTATAGTTGCTACCGCATTATTTCTAATCGCCATCGCTTTATCTTCATATGGAATTTCCAGGATTGCTACGGGTAATGAAATTTCCTCATTGTCCATTTTGATTGCGTTACTTTGCCCAGCATTCTCATATACATACGGTTTTTTGGTGCATCCATTTTCACATAACTCTACCAATGCATTCGGTATGTTTTGTGTGCTGTTATCACTATTAGCTATTAAAAATAACAAGGTTTACTTCAGCATCATATCTGGATTCCTGTCTGTTCTTGCAGGAGTATCTGATCCGTGGTTCTACGCATCCTATCTTTTACCATTAATCATTGGCACCGCTTTTATCTCTTATAAAGACAAGCGCAATGTTAAGCACCTGATAGTTTATCTGATTTCATTTATAGCTGCGTACTCAGGTATCATTCAATCATTCCTGGGAATACCAATTCACAAGTTTTCATTGGTGCCACTTACAGTAATGTTGGAAAATGGCGTCCAGATGGTATTCTTGACGGGAAGGATGCTGAACGTCTTGATTATCCAGCATGATCTTGCATATGCCATATCTTTCTGTTTGTTTTTTGTTTTAACGTGCATATCCATATACAATCTGTACAGATCTGGAGGGGTCAATACCTATCTCTCATTGGTGCTTTTCTTCTCCCTTGCTGGAATAATATCTTCATTTATTCTCAGCTATCCAGACGTAAGCATTCTTAGCGCGCGTTTTTTTGTTAACATCCAGTATATAGCTATACTGCTGGCGCTCATATCAGCGATAAGGCTAAAAAGCATAGTTTATTCGACTATCATAGCTTTATATTGCGTTAGCTCTATTTACTCATATGCCGCCACCCCTAACGGGTTACATCAAAAGCAGGATGAAACCGTAGATTTTGTGAGATTTTTACATAAAAATAACCTTTCGTTTGGGTATGGTTCTTTCTGGAGACTAACGCACACAGTTACCTGGTTTTCTAACGGTAAGATACATGTAACTCCAGTATACTTCAGTGAGAAAGATGGATCGATTGATTTGAAGAGAGCAAGGGCTCAGACAATGAGATCTTGGCTGTCAAAAAGTTATATAGATAATAGTCCTGACAGGCAGTTTATTGCCATATCTCCGTCAATTGGAGGTAAGTGCAGAAATAATTTAGACTTCTGCGTTAATGGAACGATAAACAAAATTGGAAAGCCTGACGAGACTTTACACTATGGTGATGTCACTCTGCTAGTTTATAACAAAAGAATAATGTAGGACCAATGGCCTCTTAGCGAGGCCATTAATTTTCATTTTGAATTCATAGAAGCACGGCTTTTACTGTGAACGCAATATCAGAGTTAACCCCGCTGGAGTTTTTCACGATAACACTTGCCACATTATTAGTGCTTGTAACTTGTATACCGCCACCGTTTCCGTTATGAAACATTGTCAAAAAAACCGCCTTATCAAGGTTTACATTGCTTGTTAAGGTGTATAATCCAGTTCCTGTTTTTGAAACTGAAACAACATTCGCTGAGCCTGCTGCTGATAGCGTTCCGTCCGCAGCGACCCTGGCAGTAAATAAGTCTCCTCTTGATTTAATGTAGTTAACCGCTGAGGTAACTACTACCCCTGCAGTTATTACATTATTCTCATCAATAAATTTCACTTTATCGGGGCCGGTATTGGTGAATGAAAACCCGCTAAAAAATACATCTGGCCTATTCACGGGATCATCTACATAATCCCCACCTACAAGAAACTGGTTATCTGTCATAGTTAACTTGCAGTAGGCAGTGCCGGTAGGAGTTACGCTACCTGTGACGCTAATTCTTCCTGAGTATGCATTGGATGAAGTTTTTGCAAAATTGCAATTTCTAATGCTTGCCTGGCAGGGCAGGTTGATATCATAAGCGATCGCTACATCCCTCATATTGTTGTTTTCAAAATAGCAATTGCGGATATCAACCCCAACGCCGCCTGCCGACCCAATTCTACGAGCGATGATACAAGCCGTTCCTGCTGTATCTCTGTTGCCATTTGCTTCAAAAGAGCAGTTGTCAATAACGACTTGCTGGGACTCTACCGCTTGTAAACAAAGGTGCCAACAGTCAATAAAGTCCACCCTTTCAAATGTTACAACATTAACACCGGTAACAGAGTTGAGCTTTCTCATCAGGAGGCCTTCCACACTGGACGTTATCCTGCAATCTCTTACCGAACCGTACAGAGAGTCTTGAATAATTAGACTCCTATACAGATTATTGGAGAATATATCCTCTATTGTGAACCCAACCATCCTCTCCATAATAAGAAACGTTCCGGTGTTATTATTACCTGAAGCCACCGTTCCGTTACCCCTTATACTCATACCCTTTAATGTAAACCTGTCAATTTGGTAATCAGATGCCCCTAAACTTCCTGTTATCTGGAGCGCGACTCCATTAGAAGGAAAGCCCCCAGACTGAACATCCTGAATAATTACTGTTCTTTTGCTTCCTGAACCAATTATGTTACCACCCCTGGGAGATGAAGATGTCACCCCAGAAGAATAGTCGTAAGTCACCTTACTGCGAAGAATGAACTCACCCGGCGGCAGATAAATATCTAATCGTAAAAGCTTAGCTTTATCTAGAGCTTTTTGAAGCGCGGAAGAGTGATGTTCAAGAAACTGCGGAGCCCACCAGGAAAATTGTATTTCAGTTACATTTGAACGCACCCAGCATCCAGTGCCTGAAGGGTCTGATTCGCCTGCGCCATTTATAAAATCAATAGCATTCGCGTACGGTACCGTTGGAGAAATATAAATCGCGCCATCGTGTAACGATTTTGGAGATGCGGAATCATAATAGAAATCCCCGGCACCTACTGTTGAGACGGCGTACCAGCCGCGAAGGCGCACTTTCTTTTTGTCAGTTGGAGTTATTTTTGAAAAATCAGCAACAGAGATTAACTCACCAATTAAGGAGAATCCGTCACTACTCGCCAGCGCTGACCTTAACGCTGAATCTCCAACGCTTATCCATGCCCCTACACCCGTTCCGCCTGTAGATGCTGGCGTAGATCCGGCAGGAACAACCTTGGGCAGCGCACCATCCCAGCGGTAATATTCACCGTCCGTCATGTCTTTCAGAACCTGATTGGGCAGCGTTAATGTTGTACCGGCCTGGAATGTGCCGACAGGAATCCATCCGTATTGCGCGATAGCCTGCTGCGCCAGCCAGCGCAGCCCCTCAATGGTGTAATGCTCGTTACCGAAACGGTCAACATAAGTATTAACCAGTGAGGTGACGAATTCGTCGATTTTCCCTGCGTTAAATTTAAGATCGCGCGGGGACTCGCTCGGTACTGGATTATTAGTAGGTTGCGTAGCCATATTTTTTCCATAAAAAAACCCGGCGCGTTGGCCGGGTTGTGATGGTTGAATGGGTCTTATGAGTAGATAGAGTCGCTGTATTCTGAGACTGTCAGTGAGACGGTGTTATCGGTATTTGGCTTGATGCTGTTTACCGTCCATAGCTGGCTGTCCAGTTCTTCTACTGTCGCAATTAGGTAGCGCGACGGAAGCTGCACAGTGTCTCCATTCCAGATATTGAGCTGAATGTTTGGTATTGCCGCGGTGAATCCGTATTTGGTGTCCGTTCGAGGCGAAGCTGGGTAGCGTAACGTCGGATTTCCCATGCTGTCTGTGACAAGCACATACATCGAGCCGGTAAATGTAATTGGCTCGCTGGTATCGAAGTTGTTCCCGGCGCGCCCGGTGATATACCCCTGCTGCTGGTTGCTGTCGTAGATGTCCGGCATCTGAATGACGCTACCCACCTGGATAATGCCATCTTCGAAAACTTTTGCGTTCATCTTCACACGCGAGTAAATCAGCCGCTTAACTTCCCTCATCGCCCTCTCACGCGCCTGATACTCGTTGCGGAATCCGACAATCTCCAGCTTGTTCGGGTTCTCCGCCTCCTGCTCAACGATAGCGCCGTTCAGCACGCGGTAGTTGATGTAAGTCTTGTTGTTCGTTGTCGGGTGAACGTAGGACACCTGCACGCCGTCGTAGCCGCCGGGAAGAGTGGCCTCATACGTCATTTTGTATTCGTCCGTCTTCATGTTGGCCCGGTTGAATACTGCCGCCGGATAATCAACCTTTTGGTCGCGGGTGAACGTCAGCACACCGTCATCCCAATAAGCAACCACCGATGCCGCATTACAGATTGCCTGCACACGGTCGCCTAACGAGTCGTTTTCGTCGTCAAAGGTGTAGTCGAAGTAGCCCAGGCGCTCATCTGGCAGGCTTTCAGCAATAGAGTACAGCCCGTAAAGGTCAATGCTGCTGACCGACTGCTCGCCCATGATGAGCCAGGTATGCGCCACAGCATCAGCGAATGATCGCGATGGACGCAGCGTGTAATCTACAGTCTGCGTGTTAAGGTTGTAAGTGATTGTATGGCGCGTCACCAGGGCGTTATATTTGCGCTCCCGACTTCCCAGCGCGTTTTCTGTCGCCCGAACTTTTACACGTACCAGCGTGTCAGTCGGATGAACGACGTTGGTCCTGATGTTGATCGCGTGAATCTCTTCAACTTTCAGCACCGAGGCATCGCTGGAGTTATCAGTGCGTTGGAAGCTGATCGCATACTTACCAAAGCCACCTGAAGGGGTTATCTTATCTGTGCGATAAAACACTTCGCTCGTATGGTCGTGCGGCGTTCCCTGGTAATAAGTAAATGTCTGCGTAGTGCCGGGGATCTGGTTGTAATCATCGTCGATTTTCCAGATAACAACTTTCCAGTTCGTCTGTTTTTTACCACCCAGGCTCGACTGCGTGTGTAGCCAGAGCTGAGAAGATTCAACTGGCGAGAAGAATGGCCCCACAACAAGCGCTTCGTTGTCGTTGAGAATGAATTTCGTAGTGTTGATGGTGGCATTTGCCGGGATGTCCTGAGGGCCCTGCAGGTCGCTCATCGTGAAAGTGTACCAGCGAACAGGATTAGTAACCGCCCCATCGTTTGTCTCAACAGCGGAGATAAGGGTGCCAGAGAAAGTAGCATCAGTAGTGACATTGCCAGAAGCCGTGCTGTACGTAACGTTAATGGTGAATGTTACGGCATGCGGCAGCACTAACCCCATGAAATAATCGAAGTCGGATTGCTTCACGATTTTCATGGCTATCTGGCCGCCGGAATATGTCCCGCTGACGACTGTGTTTGCCGTCGCCGTTTCTATCGGGAAATCTCCCGCTTCGTTCTGCCCGGGAACCTCCTGTCCATCTACGTCATCAAAGCCATACCCTTCAACAATCTGCGGAATGACCTCTCCAGGCTGATAGAATTGAAACTCGGCACCGGCCAGCGAGCCCAGACTCGATTCAGAGTAGCGCACAGACTCATAATCGTACTTACCGATTCCGACGCACATCCATTCTGTCACGTACTTCAGTCCGCCATCTTTATCATTCTGACGCACATATTCGAAAACAGATTCCTGAATAAGGTCAGGAAATGACCTCACCTGACCATAAATATCCGGCTTGGCTTTATAGACGCGCGCGGTGTTAGTCTGTCCAGTAAGGCTATTATTTGGAGAATCTACTGTATTCCCGCCAGTGTTTGCGATAGCTGGCTTTGGCGCAAGAAAGGAAAAAACCTGCCCAACCACTTTAAAGATAGGGCTAAGAATATCTTCTACGATGCCCTTTGGCTGGTCGAAGATCTGGATTTTGTCCAGCTCGCTCAGCTCAAACGCCAGCTCATCGTCGTCACTCAGCTTCACGCCGTTGCGGATGATAAGCAGGTCACGGTGAAAGGTGGCGTCATTGGCCGCCAGCCAGTCATAAAAAAGGGTGCCATTTGGCACCCTGTAGCGTTCTTTTGGCGTTCCCGGGAAACGACTTAATTCAATCAGAGCCATATTCGTAGAATTCCACTTTGGTGAATGCCCGCTGAATGACCAGCAACGAGTCCATGCGCACGCTTCCGTTCTCGCCGCGTGAATGCAGCGCCTGCCTGTTAAGCACCAGCCCAACGTGCGCCGGTTGCGCGCCGCGGTACCCGACAAATATTCCCCCATCGATCGGTTTATCGACCTGGCGCCAGAAGACGACGTCACCCTGATAGCAGGTGAAGAAGTCAGCTCCGGCTTCGTAGTCCGGCGTCTGGTGCAGCTCTATACCGAGAACGTTCCGGTAATACAGCACCACCAGCCCCCAGCAATCCACCTTTTCGAACGAACAGGCCCGGTTAGCCCACGGCACGCCGATAACCCTTCTGACAAAATCAGAGGTACTGCAGTCCGGTGTATTCCGTTGGGTCATAGAGCCTTCCGATGTTGTTGTTTAGCGGGTTTGTGACAGACAGAGTGACCGATGCGGCATCAGCATCGATATCCACCGTCTTGACGTAAAGCTGCCAGGACTTAATCGGCACAGACACGTCTCCGCTGTCGAATATCTGACGTGTGGCCGAGATAGCTGTTAGCCTGGCCGCCCCCTTCCACTGCTTCATCAGCGTTTTGATGTCAGACGACAGCCGCCCTAACTTCACAGTCGCGTCGATCACCGGCGTGCCGCTTTGCTGGCTCTCTTCAATTTCGAAACGCGCAGGTTTGTACACCTGGCCGCCAAGCGTCTTGTCGAAGAACTGCTTATCGACAAGCCGAACGTATCCAAATGACGGGTGATAGAAAGTGATGGTGTCGTATAGGCCTCGCGTCGGGCGCTGCTGCTTGTACTCCCTGAAGCTTGGCATTATGGCACCCTCGGCAAAGATTCCGGGTCTCGACCGTCAGGATAGCCAGTGACAACGATATCCAGCCACGAATCCCACGGCGGCGGCAGCTCAACAATGATGTCGTCAAACTCGTCATCAGGGTTATAGAGGTGGTTCGCGATAACGGTTCCCGTCCAGGTCACCACGCCGCCGTCGATACTGGTTTGCACCGGCATCTGCGTGAAATGAAGCTCCTGAACCTGCAGGCCACTGCCGCCGATGTTGATGGGCATGCGAAACCAGTTAACACCACGGTTAAGGTAATTCGGGCTTCGTAACCACTGCTGGAAAGCGCGTTCTTCATCAAGTGTGAAAATCCACGTCAGCGACCATGTGGTTTTCAGGTCGTCAGTAAGGTTCTGGAAAATAGCCGGGCCGACTGCTGGCTGGTCAGTCTGAAACCCGGTGTCGAAGGTCATATTTTTGCTGGCTTTCTGTGCCAGCGGCAGCCAGTCAGGATAGTCGATAATTGGCATCAGCCCTGCCCCCTTGGCGTGCGCTTGACGTTATGATTGCTGGTAATTGCCTGGCTAATAGGCCCGCCATTATTCAGGTCGGCAACGATGACGTCGACAGTAAGTCCTCCATTGCCGTCAGAAGTGGCCTGCGCATCTACTGACGAACCGTTATAGTTCTGAACATTTACAACGACGTTGATGCCTCCGCCTGCGGCAGTCATATCCTTATTGCTGATCACCCTGCCATTATCGCCAGGGATCATGTACTGCTTCCCGGTGCTGGCCTGGTAAATCTCTGGCTTTCCTTTCTCCCCTACTTGATACAGACCACCAGCACTCACCGGCCCACCGTTGTAACGCATGCCTGTCAGAGCCAGTCCTGATGCCAGGCCTACCGTTGAAGTAATACCTGCAGCAGCAGGCGCAGCATTACCACCAAGAGTTGCCAGAGAGGCCATTGCAGCAGCTGGGGCCCATGCCGAAGAAACAAGAGCAGCCTGGGCGATTGAGGCGGCAGATGAAGCTGCACCAATTGTCTGGCCGATAATCATGTTCTTGAGAGCCTCTACACCCATTTGAACCATGCTATTAATAACACTGTTCAAAATGGTGTTGCCCAGCGAGCGAAGCGCCTCCTGAGCACTCATCGTGCCTGTGAGAAGACCTGTCAGGGCGTTTGAGGCATTGCCAGCAAATGCATCAACTGCACTCGTTAGCATGTTGTAGCCAAGACTCTGCTGACTGAGAAGTTCCCACTGGGCGGCTGTCATCTGCTCATTGAACTGGTTTTCCTGCGCAGTCTTTAAGGCAAGATACTGGGCATCGGTAGCTGCCTTTGCAGCAACGAACTGATCGTAATTTATTTTCCCTTTTTGGTAACTTTGCTGGAGTATCGCCTGTTCCTGCTGCTGATATTTCTGCATCAGGGCTAACTTCTGGTTATTTTCGTTCACCAGTTGCTGTACCGGGTCAACTTCGGCTCGGGCAGAAGCTACCGGATTGACTGTGGCCTGGGCGCTAATCTTGGCGAGGTTATTCTGGTGCTCGAGCGCCATTTTCTCCGTGGCAGCGTTATACTCCTTGAGGTCTATTTTCCCAGCGTTCAGTGCGGCCTTCAGATTTTGCATGGATTCGGCGTAGGATTTATTCTCCGCCTGCTCCGGCATGGCCTTAAGCGCTTCGGTTACGCCTCTTGCAGCTGCGGCCGCATCAATGGCGGCTGCCTTATACTCTCTGGCTTGACGCTTTTGCTCATCCGTAGCATGCGCGCCAAGGGATTGCTCAGCCCTGAGTAATTGCTGCTCTCTTGTTAGCCCCTCAGTCGAATCAGCTGCAAGCACCGATTCCTGTCGAAGTTGCTCAAGCTTCTGCGCGATAGATTCAGCTGTTGAAGCTGACTGCTTGCCCTCTTTGTTGCTTTCCTTTCTTGCTTCAGTTACCCGGTATGTCTCGGCATACTCGTCCTGTAAAGCCTTCACAAGTTTCTGGTCAGTAATCCCAGCATCGGCAGCATCGTATTGAGCTTGCAGCCTTGCTCTAGCCTCACCTTCAAGTTTGGCTAGTGCTAATCTGCGTTCCGAATTTTTGACAAGCTTTTGGGCAGCGGCATCATCACCGTTGGTTGGAGGGCTGTTGAAACCTTGGTTGTTTTTTGCTTCATTTGCGGCTTTAGCGCGAATGCTCGCTATTTCCTGCTCTACACGCTTAAGTTCGAAAGCCGCCTGTCCACGCCTTATCTCCCAATCTTTATCCGAAAAGTCATACCACTTCCTTCCTTCTTTAAGCTCATCGTTATATTTTTTCTGCAATTCAATGAGCTTAGGCATCCTGCCAGCATCGCCTGCATTGTTATTGTAGTAATTAAGGTTATTAGCGACATTTTGCATTAAACCCGCAAGCGTAGATGTCAGACCTATGGCCTGGTTGAGATCACTTATTGCGTTCTTAAAGGCAACATCGAGACTGTTTTTAGCTCTGTCGACGCTAACGGGCATTTTATCGAATTCAGCATTAACACTTTCCGACTGTTTCTGGATGGCGTTCAATGCGTCTTGCGCAGTTAATTTGCCATCAAGCATGCGCTGCCTTAACTGACCGATAGAAATGCCTAGCCCGGAGGCTATTTGTCGCGCAAGCTCTGGCATTTGCTCAAGGATAGAGTTGAACTCTTCAGCCCTAACTATACCGCCTGCTATTGATTGACCAAACTGCCGAAGCGCGTTCGACATCTCTTCTGTTGAAGATCCGCCTATCGTTCCAATTTTTTGAAGTGTGTCAGTCAGGGAAAGAATCTGTGAATTTGTTGCGCCTGTTTCTTTCAGGGCTGAGGTGAGAGTCTCCCAAAGTCGCTCAGTATCTGAAAGGCTATTCCCGGTTTGAGAGGCAATAGCTGACAAAGCCTTCATTGACTCTTTGGCAGCATCAACGCTTGGACTCAGGCGCGCAACCCTGGCTTGCAGGGTGTTCATCTGGTCGCCAATTTCGATTAGTCGTCTGGCCGTTTCAATCGTGAACGCGCCAGCAATAGCAAGTCCAACCTTGTTTAATGCCCCCTCGAAACGACCGGCGGATTGTGATGACTTGTTAAAGCTACCGTCCATTTGGTCAAGGCGCTGATTAACCTTTTGCTGCGCTGCGATGAGTTGAGCAACATCCATTTCTACTTGATAGACGATGTTACCTAACTGCTTATCTCCGGCCATCGGTGGTCTCCAGAAAACAAAAAACCCGCACATTGGCGGGTTTTGGCTGTGTATAAATCAGATTTTTTGAAGAATCTTTAATTTAAGATATTTAAGCTTTGATGAAAATCCTGAATCAACCTTGTGTTCAGATGATGTGATAATTATATCAGCCATGCTCACATCCCTATCACCCACCGTTGCCGATTCAAGAGATGCCCAAGAGTCAGCATAGATGTTGAAGTTACACTGCGTGGTGCCTTTTAATGGCACTCCAAAGGAGTTTTGTGCTTCAAAATCAACAAAAGCCTTTCCTTCACTCAGGCTAAAATAGCCTTTGGTAACACCTTGGCTTATGGCGTCGTTATCTATCTGCTTTAATTTGGCAGAGATATGCTCTTTATTAACTTTCTTTATTTCAAATAAAGAGTCCAACATTTTATATGTTGATGGTGACTTCATTTGACTTTTGGTCAGGGCATCGCAAGCGCTAACCATTGCGGCACCCTGCGCGTCCTCAGAGGAAACTAGAAAGACTGAACCAACCAAACATGCAGATATCATCGCAATGACAATTAATATCCCTTTTTTGCTCATGATAACTTTCAAGGTCTCACTATTTTTACTCGAGATTATAACAGCAAAAGATCACTTATCAACCAACGGGAGGGAGACTTGCGGAGGATTGCGTACCAACTGATACAAAAAAGCCACCCGTAGGTGGCTCTGTTTTAGTTCGCGTTCTCGCAACCGGGCTGGCGACGATCAATCACCTCAGTTCCTTCAACAATGAAGCCAAACTTGCCGAACAGGAAAGAGTGGTTGAACTGAGTCACAACGACATCAGAAAGCGCAACTGAGCAACGATTCTTCTCAATAGCTCTGTCGATAGCAGTCTTCACATTGGGAATGCCGAGAGGGAAAATTACCACGGGAGCCGAGTCTTCTCCCTGAACTCGAGCACCTTTAACGAAATTGTTTGAATTGAGGTTGTAGTTTTTGGTACTCGCCACGGTCAAATCGGCCACGCGTGAGCTACATCCTGCTAACAACATTACTACTGCGGCTAAAGCCAATGCCTTTTTCATTTTTTATGTTTCCATTGATTGCAATCAGAAACATCTTAACACCATAAGACCGCATGACTTACCCGCCATTATTGGTAGCAAAAAACCAGCCTGAGTTGGCTACGCCGCTTGCGACAAACGCCTGGCCTTCCTGGCAAGATAATCATCTGCTACTTGATCATACTCTTCGCGAGTAAAACCTTTCTGCTCAGGGTATTTGGTTGCCAGTAGCATCTGAAACTTGGTCATCGTCAGATTCCCGGCTTCCTGCTCGGTCATGCCGAAATGAGCCTGTGCGGCCACGATGTAATCAACGGCGCGGAACTCGGTGCTGGTCTCTCCGCTTTCATGCCGCTGGAGCCTTCGCACTTTCGCCTTGCCGATAACGCCATGTGTTATCAGCGACTGCGCAATCAGCAGCATGTCAGATTCAGGCAGCGCGCCTTTGCGAATTTTGAATGTGCGGCCGTAGCCTTTCGAGGGATGGAATACGCCGGTCAACGGGCCAGCGTCTTTGTCACAACAGGCATTCAGAACAACCACTGAAGCGAGAAACGCCTTGCGGCCGTAACTGGTAGTCTTGATGTGGCTGATTAACCATTGCGGAACGTATCCGTAAGCCTCAACGGCTCGATTCACCAGACTGGTTACTTCATCGTTGTGCAGGTCGTAAAAAACCTGCACGATTTCATCCGGCTCACCAATGCGTGACATGTTCACAAATGAAGGCCGGAAGAAGTAATCCTCACCGTCAACGCTGATGAGGCACTCGCCAATCTCTTTAAGCGGGTTATTCACCGGTAAAGCCTCCACGCTTTTCTTCGCTCGGTTCTCGGCAGGCCGTCGAAAGCCTTTTCCACGGGCATCTCGTCGGCATGGTCTACAAGGGAATAGCAAGGGTAAATAACATCCCTTCCCCATGCGTCTCCGAGGGCATAGTCTGCCGGCTTTCGCTGGCTCCAGTTCATCAGGATGCGGTTAATTCCGCTGGCTGGCAGCGCATAGCAGACGCCGTGAATCAGTCGGTTCAGGGTGATGTAATCCGCACGGCACCTGTCAGCGGCAATAATACGTTCAGCAATCTGCTGCTGATACTGCGGCGGGCGACCGGTGCCGAGGTAAAAACTGATTAGATCATCAGGGAATCTGGCGCACCATTCAGCCGCAAGCTCTGCAAAGCCATCTACCGGCTGGGCATCATCTTCCAGCACGACCACTCGCGCTGACTGGCCGGAAGCCCACTTAACGGCTCTGAGGTGATTCCAGTTTGCACCGTGGTCGGCGTCATCGATAAAAAGTTGCGCATTAAGGCTCTCAGCAAGCCTGTGAGCTTTTTCACTGCGTCGGTGATGACCTACCACAGCGAATGTTACTTGTGCTGCCACCATGCTGTTTCCTTGCCGATGCCGTTGGTCTTAAACACCGTGTGCACTTTCGGGCCGGTAATAACTCGGTCACCGAAAGACTTCGCCACGATGCCGAATGCGATCATGTCGCCAACCGCCCTGGCTGCCCCCTCTTTCTTCCAGAAGCGCTCCGACTCGATGCGGTAGTAAAGCCGCACGATGCGGTGAGCAAACTCCATGACATCTTCTCTTAACCCGCCAAGTAATCCGGCATTCAGCATGGTGTCGCTGGCGTACTGCTTCAGGAATGACTGATACACGCGCTCAGGATGATTTTTGATGGCCCATTCATCGGAATATGTCTTTGGCTCAGAGCCGACATAAATCACGCCCGGATGCATCTCATTCCACGGCTCGCGAAGCATCTCGACATCTGTCCCGTCGGTGCACCAGACGAAACGATATTCCGGATGCTCGCGCAGGTATTGCCATATATGCAGCCAGCGCCGGAAATAAACGTTCATATTGACAACAGGCACGCGAACGGTCGTCTGGCCTGGCGGTGAGTATTCAAACTCGTCAGCGAGAATGACCGCATCGGCACCTTTAATCGATTCTGACCATCTGGCGATAAGCGACTGCTCTGGCTTCATTCTGGTTCCTCGCTGCGGGTCAGGATGACTGGTCAGCAAGGTTGTGATAACGGCATTACGCTGTCTGCGGTACGGCGCCCATCCGGTGTAGCCTGTGTCGCGTCGCTCGTTGTGTATTTTTACGTTGTTGCTGACCTGACGCTCGCGCTCTGGCTTGGGTACTGAGCGCTCTACCGACTCATGCTCATCCAGCGAGTAAATCAGCTTCTCAGAGCCAGTAACGTCGGCATATGCCCATGTGGTAAGCCCCGCATTATGAATGCGCAGAGCGAGGTCTGAATGCTCGTACATCCCGCGCCCGTAAACCGGGTCGAACCCGCCGACCCTTTCAATCGCACTGCGGTGGTAATAGAGCATCACGCCGCGCTGGCCGGTGTAGGCGATGTGTTTTTCATCGCGGTACAGGACTGAAAGGTCATTCAGCTTGCGTGGGCCAGCCAGGTCGAGAAACTGATACGCAAGATGAGGCTCAGGAGACTCGATATACGGAATATGCCAGCCATCCGCAATCGGCCATGCGTCATCATCCCACAGGAAGATGTGTTCGCAACCGGCATCAATCAGGGCTTCAATGCTGGCGTTTTTGGATGCCACGATGCCCTGAGATTGTTCGTGCCGGATAAGCCTTGCATATTCTGGTGCTACGGCAGCCGGCACCGAGCCATCATCGACAATCACGACCACCGAGCCTGGCGGAAGATGTTTCTGGTGCTGCTCAAGAGCACGAGCCAGTACGTCTGGTCGGTTATGAGTGGTGATGGCAATACCAATACCAGATGAGTGCGCCGACGCTGGCTCGTAGGGAATTCCGTTTATCAGAACCTGCATGTCTCTGTCTCAGAAAGGGGGCTTGCGCCCCGCTGTGTTTTAGCTGGAAGGTTCGGATGTGTCAGTAACCTGCACGGTGCTGGAGTCGCCCACTTTGAACTCAGTGGAGAAGGTCACGATGTCGTTAGTGCCGCCGTCAGAGCTGAGGGCAGTGATAACCATGTAACCCTGGAAGGTCACCGGACCGTATTCCATGCGAACCCAGATGCCAGGCTGTCGCTTGGCCTTAAGCTCGGTAGCGAAGTACTTGATGAAACGACCGATACCGTACTGGTCGAGCTTGTCGTTTTTGCGCACCTCACCTTCAAAGCTGATGGTGAAGTCGGAGTTTGTGGTGATGCTCTCGACAAAGCCGCCGCCATCGTCAGCATCACTGGTCACGGTGTTCGGGCTGAAGTCGAACCCTTTTGACGTACCGGCGGCCAGCGCTTTAAATTCCGATTCAAGCGGCACGGTGTCCGGGCAGCCGTCGGCAACTTCAAGCACAATAGCGCCACCGAACAAGCGTTCGTTGCTGGTTGGGCAATTAGCCATGTTACTTCCTCTTTGACGTTTAATTACTCGCCGTAGGTGGCGACGAATTGAAGCCGATAGACAAGGCGTCCCTCGGTTGTAAGAACTGGTCCGGGCATAGCGCCCATATTCTGGAGATAACCGACGCAATCATCGGTCATGGGGTTTTGCTGGACGTAATCGACTATCTGCTGCACGCGCTCATCAACAAAAGCATTGCCACCTTTTGCGCCGATAACGTCGACCAGGATGTACTGCTCATTGCCGAGGCCATTGCGGATATTACTGCCGCCATTTGGACGAAACACCATGAACCGGTCAGATTCCGTTCCTGAGTCGGTCCACATCAGCAACTGAACCTTAAAGCCATCCGTCAGGCCAGCATTCATGAAGTAGTTACGCACGCGCGTATGCATTGGCGGATTCATAGAGACAGCTCCTGCTTCATAACCCGGTCGATTTGGTCTCTGGTGTCCTCAAAGCCCTTGGTAAGGAACTCTTTGCGGGCTGTGGCGCGGCGGAAGGTTTGCGGAACATTCGGATCGTGAACGTAAACCGCATAGTTGGCCGAGTAGCCCACCCTGCCGGTTACCTTTGTGCCGTTAGCGTCAATCTCCCGGAACTGGCTGTTCAGAAGCGTTGATGTGTCGATTGGGGTGTATAACGCTGCCTGCGCGCCACCGATTAACAGTGCTGACTGCACGGCCCTGACGACCTTGCGCCCCTGCACGTCATTAATCAGCGCGTCCAGATTAGCTTTCGCCTGGGCAATGCCGCGAACTTTACCGGCCATATCATACTCCTGTTATGATGGCGTAGTCGTCGGCGATGCGCTCGAAGGTGTCTTCATAGCGAAGCACCTGCTGAACCTCATCAGCTCCGACTTCTTTCGGGTCAGCCAGGTCGGAAATGCCAATCAGCACATAATCGCCAGCCTTAGCCAGTGCGTACTCAGTCCAGATTGTGTTTTTCGCAACGATTTCTGAACCAATACCGCCGATGCGCTTGCTCAGGCCGCCTTCATAGCCGCAAAGAATCTGCTCAGGCGCTGCATAACCGAGCGGGTCGCCGTAGTCGTCCTGACCATCCAGTTTTCGCCATATTGTCGCTGTCGCGGTGTATGACCAGTTAGCTACTGAGCTCATAGGTGGTAATCCTCATACTCCCACGGCTCCTCGTCGGGATTTTTAGGTTTCTGCTCTTTCTCACACATCAGCAGCCCCCAACAACATCAAAGAAGCCGACGCGGCTACCCACATCAATCGGTAGCGCCGCCGTACATCCGCTCTTATCCAGTGACAGAAGAGCGTCACGCATCGAAAGCACATCGCCGGTATAGTCGAATGACCGCGACGCCCCTGAAGGCGCTGACTGCGATTTAATGCGCTGACTGTATGCCGTTAAGGCCATAAGAGAGACGGCATATACCTGAATCAGCACGACGTCACACTCGTCGTAGCCAGACGCCTCCAGGCACTGCTCGATAGTGCTGAGCTTGCAGAGATATGCGTCGATGATGAAATCAGGGATGGAGTAACCGAGGGATGACAGCTGCTGTTTAACCTGCGCTGCTGTGATTGGCGTGATAGCCATGGTCACTCCTTATCTTTGGGTTTCCGTCCGCGCTTGGGTGTGGCGACTTCCAGCTGGCGCTCTTCCAGGTACTCAGCCAGACCGGCATTAACCCATCGCTCGGCGATTGAATCGGCAACCTCCACCTCAGAGCCAATCTCCAGCTTCTGGAAATTGGCACCGGCAAAAAGGTTTGATGAGATAACTTTTACCAGTGCCATATCGCTTCCTTAGCTGGTCGCTTCGCCGGTGGCGTGAACCACGGAGTAGTGACCGTTGATGTCGGTTTTGACCATCAGGCCCATTGCGCCCCAGGTGCGCCAGATGTAATCGCTGTTGTAGAACGGACGCGGGTCGGCAACGGTGCCGATGGCCTGACCTACAATCGGAGCAACTACGCCAGCCTGCAGCGGAACAATCAGGATTTCGTTACCCTGAAGTTTCGCATCTTCTTTGATAGCTGCGATGCCGGTCAGGGTCAGGAGTTCCTGTAGCACGGTGCGAGACTGGAAGTTGTCGCTGAAATACTGCTCCAGGTTGGAGACGATTTCAGAGGAAACGTACCAGGTCTGCTGGCCGTACTGGTAGTTGCCAAGCTTCAACACATCGCGCAGACGGATTGCTTCGGCGCGAATTGCTTTCGGATCGGTGCTTGTCGCCATGTTTACGTTCAGCGTCACCTGAGCGACACGCTCATCGGCGCGGAAGCCCTTCCAGGTCAGGCCGTCGAATACTGCGTAGTTGCCAGCCGCGTCGCGGTAGCCGTCCCACATGTAATCGACGTACTGACGCTGAACATCTTCCACGGAGCCGCGCTGTGCGTCAGCCTGAGACTGAAGCGCTGAGGGGCTGTTGAAGATTGGGTCACGCCAGTTGAACTTAAATCCGGAATCGTGGATCGGAACCATCGTGCCGTCGAAGGTATAGACACGAGCATCAAGCGCTGCGCCAATCTGACCGGACATTGAGGTGTGCGCCCAGCCACGACCACCGGTGCGGGCGTAGTCGTAACGGGATTGCTCGATACGTACAGAGCGGGAAAGCGGCATCAGGTCGTTCAGCAGAGTGAACTGCGTGTTGGGTTCGAACTGCTGTGTCACGGTGGTATCGTACGCACGGTACAGGCGACGGATATCATCAACCGCGTTAACGGCGTTCAGCGTCGGAGTATCTTCAGCAGCGCCACGCCATTGGGTGCGAGACAGAAAATCAGCAACCGCCTGGGCGGTAGCGTTACGTTCGGCCTGCAGCGCGCGGAACTGAGCCTGGTTTACTTCCAGGTTGCCAGTCTTCTCGCCAAGTGATTTGGAATATACAAACATTAATCGGTCTCCTTACTTGACCACTACGCGCAGCAGGTCGCCTGCAGCAACAGTTGTCGCTTTGTCTTCTTCCACGAACAGGACTGCGGATGCAGTGCCGCCGGAAGTGACGCGACCGTTAGAGATAGCCAGTGCCTGGCCTTTGTTATAGGTGCCGGCAGCAGCTCGGACGTTCAGGAACATGCCCGGCAGTAACTGAATGCCGACGACCAGCTCGTTAGCAGGAATGACGTCATCGACGCCCATGCAGCGCAGATAGTCATAGTTCGCCACATACAGCACAGCGCTTTCACCGCCGTTAGTGGATGCAGTGAATTTGCCGTTAGTGAATACGCCGATGGTGCCCGGCTGAGTAGCTGCCGCTGCCCCGCCTTCGCGGTTCAGAAGCGGGTTCGGGAATGCGCCGCCCGCGTGAATTACGTGTTTACCGTCTTTAGCCATTTTTATTACTCCGGCATCTCAGAGAAGGGTTTATCGGTGGAATGGTTGAATGCGCCGGACAGGCTGCGTGTGGTAGCACACTGCGCGTACAGGCCATCCAGAGCCGCGCCATCGAGAGCGTTAACTGCCATGTCGTCGAGCTTGAACTTGGCTTTCACCGCTTCGCGCTTGGTCGCTTTTTCCTGGTCGGCGTTAGCGGTCAGGCCGGATTCGATAGAGCTCAGCTTGTCGGCAAACGGCTTAAACCATGCCGGTGCTTCTTCGCTATTGGTGGCTTTGTCTTTGGCGGCCTTTTCTTCGGCCTCTTTCTTCTCGCGAGCAGCCTTTTCTTCCGGCGTCTCACCTTTAGAAGCTGCTTTCTCAACAGCCATCTGGTTGAACGCATCCAGCAGCTCAGCTTCTGATTTGCCTTCTGTCGGCTTACCAGCGGCTTTCAGCGCATTGATAATCATGTCTTTCATCGGATCTCTTTCTCCGTTGGTTTTAATTTCGTACTCAGGTGGTTTGCGCACGACTTCTACAGGTTCGCCGACGAATTGAGCCTTGCCGTCATCGTCGATGAGGTACTTCTGTTTGAAATATTTATCTGCATCCCGATAAACGAAGGAGTCCGGCCATACGCTTTCCGGCCATACCCAATCATCGTTGTCACGACCCTCACGGAGCTTGTCGCTAATAGCCCGCTGGATATCGTCGAATGAGAAATTTGATGCGTTGGTAAAGAAGAATTTGGTCTTGTTAAGCAGTCCTTCCCTGGTGCAGTTCGATGCCTGCGCGAGGTCTGCGTTTTCTACGCTTACTTCCTGTTGGGAGTTGTCTGCGTTAACGAAGATGCCGACACCTTCTTCAGGGGTTGCGGCTCCAGGCTCATCGAGAAGAATGGCTACGTGGTCGAACTGCATATTGCGAGCGACCCATGAGTAGCTCTTACCCTTCGACTTGCCGCTGTTCTGCTCTCGGCGCAGAAGGAGCCCGGTAGATACGTGAATCGGATCGGCGTTTGAGTTGGCCTGCAACTCTTCAAGCCGCTCGATAAGGCGCTTGCCCTTCTCGCTGGACATCGCGATGCGCTTGTTGACCTTCATGTCCATAACGACGCGGTCGCCGTCTTTGCGGACGTTCTCAGCCCATGCGCCGACGTGAAACTGGTTAACCGCTCGCGGGTTGGTGGCGCTGACGTGCTCGTTGCCAATCTTCGGATGCCCGAAAGGCATCGGGTTGCCTTCGAGCGTTTTAAAGCTCTTGTTAATCTCCTCAGCCGGATACAACCCGCCATTCATGACAACGTCATCCACGACGGGCACGACGCCACGAATGACGATATGCTCGTCACCGTCGATGGTTTCAGTTGAGATGTTTGAAGAATTGATGGCGAGGGATTTCACGTGGATGCTGGATAGCTTCACGTTGCTTCCTCTTAATGAATTTTGTTTTTGCGCGCCTTGCGGAGTTGCTTCTTGGTTGGTTTGGCAGGAAAGAAGTGGCATAAGCACACATTCTCAATGGTTCCATTGTCCCACCGCATCTCTATAGGCTTTGAGTAAACCCAGCCTCGAATCGGGAAATTAAGGTCATAAGCTAATTGCCACATAGCAGCCTCATTGGTGGATTTCAGGCAATAAAAAAGGCCGCCGTGGCGACCTGTTAAAATTCATGATGGGTTTCTTGTAGTATATCCATATCTATCAAGAGCCATGCGCCTGATATGGGCTTTCTCAGTCTCAGAATCCCAACGGGCAAGCAGCCTGTCGTGACTAACAAGCCCCTGTGCTTTTGCCGTCAGTCTTTCCCGTGTGGTGCTAAGCATTGCTGCATACTCATAGTTTTTCCGCAGTACTTCCTGAGCGTACGCTGCATCGAAAGGATAAATCATTACTTAACCCACCTCTTGCGCTCTTCTTCGAGCTTCTCAGCAAGGCCTTTGTTGAACAGGTTGCCGTCATCATCAAGAAGGCACGGAATCTGCGAACAGTAACAGTTATAACGGTTACCATTCTGCGCGTAGAAGGCCTCCACTTCTTCCGTGGTGAAAGTCTTCCCGTGTCGAGCAGCGTGCCAGGGGCGTGTCGTCGACTTCAGGGCTGATATCCACAGCAGCGCAGTGTTAAGCCCCAGACGCTCCTTCGACCATTCCGCCTCCGACCACTGAGCCTGCCTTAACGCGCCAACCTGCTCCGTCTGCGCTATCGTTTTGGCGCGGCTCATGGAGACATCCAGGCGCTTGCTAATCAGGCTGGCCGTCTCGCGCGGGTTAACGCCACGCCCTATCGCATCAGCTACGATGTTCGACAGGTCAGCACGGGCGGCATCAGTGATTCCCCGCCATTCGCTATAGGTAGAGATATAAGCCGCTGCCACCTGGTTTTGATACGCCGGGCTGCTTAGCAACTGCTGGAGCGTCGTTGACTGCTCATAGACAGCCGATTGTGCTGACAGATTCGTGAATGCCTGCAATGTGCCACGTTGATACTCATCAGAAACGTACTGGAGCGCCCAAAGGTTGTTACTCCCACCTTCGAGAAGATAATCGTCCAGAATAGTTTCTACGCGCAGCAGCAGGTCAGACAGTTGCTGTGGCGACATATCATAGATGAAGGTGCCCGCATTCACCTGGTATAGCGTGTCCGGCTTACCGCCTTCCCTCGCCAGGATATAACCGTACAGCGAATTGCCGCTACGCTCCCTGCCGACCAGATACGCATCAAGCAACTGCTTCAGCTCAAGCTTTATCTGGTAATAGCGATTCTCGATATCCCGGAACATCCGGTTAACCTGTCGGTAGGACTGAGTGGGGTCGGCTTTATTGCGCGGAATTATCGGGCTGCCCGGTCGTTGTCGGTTGTTCAATTGGCTCACCTGTCAGCGGGTCTGTCGTTGCGGTTCCGGCAGGCTCTTCTGGTTCACTGATTGGCTCAAGCTCGCCCACAGCGCGGATTTCATTCTCCGTTATCGCCGGAGTGCCGAACGCAGCCTGAGTGTCTTTGGCAACGGCTGCCATCGCCTGCATATTTGCTATCTTCTCTTTCTCACTCGGCGCGAGCAGGTCAGACCATGCGAGAGTCACCTCGCCAGACTTCGGCGGGTCGATGACGCCAATCTGCCAGAAGCGCTCAATGACGCGGGTGATGAAGTCAGACATGAAGCCCCATCGACGGCCATTGCAACGCTTAGCCCAATCAGTTTTGTCCTCATCAGAGGCAAGACGCCCGGTCTGCTGACCAAAGAGAATGGTGAACGGACACTGAATCGTCGCGGAGAACTCGTTAGCTGCTACCGTCCACGTTGGTGTCGGGTCAGCCGCTGCGACTGAAAGTACCGACAACTGCCCGGCCTGCATCGCCAGTGCTGCGTCAGTACCTTTGTTGAAGCGAGACATTTTATCATTCAGGGCTTCCCCCAAATCTTTAAAGCCTGCCTCTTTGGCCTGAGCCTGGATTGTCGCGATGTCTGTTTCTTTGTCGAATGCGATACCAAGCTGGCGACTCGCATTCTTCAGGAAGCCTTCAGCGCTACCACCTGACGTCTTCTCAATATCGAGGAGCTTGTTGTACCCGGCGCGCAACAGCGGGATGCCGGAGAGCATATTCTCGTCTTCAGCACCTTCGCACAGGATGATGACGCGGCTCGGGTGAACCTGAACGCTCCGCACAGGCCCATATGTTCCATCATCGCCGACTGGCTGCTCGTTGAAGTTGTACATCACAGGCTGGCCGTAGGTTTCCGACATTGTATCAGTGTCGAAATTACCTGGTTTAATCTGCGCTTCCCATGCAGGGATAAGCTTAACAATTGCCTTGAGGCGTTCGGTGCCAAGAGACCTGATGTAGTCGGCGTTGATCTGCTCTCTCCATTCTCGGCCATCCTTAACCTGAATTAACAGGGCAGAGTAGCGCCCCACGAGGTTACGGCGGTCTGCGTCTTTCAGCTTCGCCCAATGGCGCTTGAGAAGCTTCTCAACAGTACGCTCCCATTCGGTGGTCTCGCCAGATTCATCCTTCTCTTCGCCGTCGATGATGGTCGGATTGTCCACCCAGCACGAGTCCAGAAGCTTATGCACCGCCGCATGAGCCACCGCATTGCGCTCATAAGCGCGATAATACTGGTCGAAACCGACATCACTCGGATACCCGAACTCATCCCACAACTTGGTGCGCTTGGTGTTGCCGTTCTGTCCATTGGCGTACAGCATTCGTTGCCGCCCTATCGCATCAGCAAGGGCGTTCACGAGGAATGAAACCTCGCCTTGTTGTTCACTCACTGATGAGCTCCTTAGAAGAAGATTGCGCCGGTCTGTTTATGGTTGGTCTTCGCCACGGCGAAGTATCGGAACGCATCAGCGCCGTGCGATGTGAAGTCGTGTAGGGGCTTGTCTTTCCAGCAGCCTCGCTTATCGTCCCATTCCTTTCGATACCCCTCAAGATGAGATATGCCCAACTCGCATTTAGCTGAATCGAACGCGCATTTGGGAAGGATTTCGCGCACCGAGTCGATGCCGGTATCAACTCCAAGCTTTGGTGCCACCCTGAATCGGATTGAGTAATTCTGTCCGTCGATTTCGAACCCTTCGGCCGCTATTTGCTTGCGACTCTTGCCATCGCCAGCAAATTCACGATTGTCTATATCGTGTGGTGCCCAATGCTCACCATACTCATAGCCACGGTCTTTCAGCACTTTCATATAGTGGCGCAGACCTTCGCCGGAGTTCTCGTAGTAGTCGATCACGTGAAACTCTTCACCTACCTCACGAACAAACCAAATAGCCGTTGAGTCACCCACTCCGATGTCCCAGAACGTGTTAACCGGCTGGTGTGGATTGTCAGGTAGCGTGCCGATGCGCTTGTTTTCATACAGCCAGCGGAACTGTTTTGCATAGTAAGCACCCTCTACCGATTGCTGGAACGCCTCGGCTGGAATCGTCGGGTACTCGCGCTTCATATCGTCGCCAAGAGTTTTCTCTTTCGCGTAATACCACGACTTCTGGTGCTCGTTGAGAGTGACTCCATGCTTGGACTTCATCTCAGCGAAGTAATCAACCAGGCGCTGCGGGAGAGGCTCTACTGGCTCTATTGCGTACTGCGGATTCTTCCACCAAGAGAAGAAGAAAAACTTCCAGTCAAGGCTGGATAGCTGCTTACCCTGCAGCTGAGCCTTTTCAGCAGACTGGCAGTAGTCGAAGAAATAACTAGCCCTGCCTTCAGCCGTACTTTCGATAGTGGTAAAGCAATCGCTTGATACTGCCTCAAATGCACCCGTTACGATCTCTCGCGCTTTGTCGGGAAACTTAGCGCATATCTTGCCGAACTCTGAAACGTGCAGGAAGCGAAGCGTGCCGCCACGGAATGATGTACTGACATAAAGTGAACCGCCCTTCTTGAATACTAACTCGCCAGCTGAGTCATTACTTGCCGGGTTGGCGGCCCTGATTTCTGCTGGTAGCCGGTCATAGGCGTATTTCACCTTTTCGCGAAACAAGCGTTTTGCATCATTCAAGGTGTGGGCGATAAGGGCGCATTTGGCAGATTCGAACAAAGCGGCGTCTAACTGGATAATGCAAACCTCTGTGGTGAACCCCAACTGGCGAGCCTTCAGGATAATGTTCCGGGTATGCATGCCCTCGAAGTATTCTAGCTGCTCCGGTGTCATCCTAAATCTAACCGGCTTACCTTCTTTGTCAGTAATCCAGTAGAGGTGATTTAGCCGCCATAACTTGTCAGCCAGCAGTCTGAAATACTCAGGTTTCATTATGCCCCCTGAGACAATGAATCCATCAGGCTAGACAGGTCATCTACGGTTTTATTACCTTCCTCGGTGTCGAGGTTATAGGCTTTACGCTCAGCGTTGATCACTTTTATCTGGGCATCTACGCCCGCAGTTATCGAACGGGACATGGAAGCGTGATTCTCTTCAGTGATTTCCGCATCTTCAAGGAAGTTACGCAGCTTATTAGTAATGCCGCGCCATGCCGCCAAACCTTCACGGTGTGCCATGATGACAGCAGCAGCTTCATCGGATGCCTGATCAACTATTTGCGCATCAGTAACCACTGGTGGCTGGTTACCGTTTGTGGTTACCGATTTGGTTACCTTTGCTTTGGTGGCAGCCCTTACTTGTTCAGTCAGGTCTCGCTGCCATCCCTCTTTGTTTGCTCTCTTGAGGATGGTGGCATGATTTACGCCATGTTTTTCACCAATCGCTCTTACTGACAACGAACCAGCCCGGTAAGCCGATTCGATGGCCTCCCAATCTGGTGATGCCATAATCATTCCTTACGATGTTTGCTCTTCAACTTCAGGCTCAGGAACGTATTCCATCTCCTGCACGTTATCAGGTGCCAGGTATACCCATGAGCCGTCCTCACGTGCTATGCCGATGAAGCCGTTGATAATCTCTGGCTGAGATCGCTTCATCAGACCTTCATGCGTCTCGCCTGTTTTGGTTTTGACTGTGATGCGGTAGGTTTCAGCCATGTTTACTCCAATAAAAAACCGCCCGGAGGGGGCGGTTATGGGTCACTCGATTGGCTGTATCCAATGAGCTATTTCGATTCCATTTTTATAAAAGGCTCGATAGATGCCAATAGGTTTATCTGGTTCTTTAATGTGCGGGTCTACAGAGAAGTCAATGACTCGGTCGTGCAGGTCAAAATTATTCAGGTCGCTTTCGTAAATTATCTGATTATCCTCGAATCTCATCGCAGTATCCTAATCCAGCGCCATTTGAATAATTATACCATTATCTAGCCCACTGGCAGCTGGTATTTTTTGTAATGGAGAGCCGTTGTGAAAGAGGCTCTCACCTCTCCAAGCCTCTAAATTGCGATGTCCAGTGTTAACTGGAGTTGCTCACGCCAGAATTCAACGTTGGCTTCAATGCCGGGCTTATCCCATCGCCAGCGGGCCATTTCTCGTGCCCCATTGCTGGCTTTTGATTGCCGGTCATCTCGAATCCGACAGGCTTGCTCAAACTTCTGTTGCTCGGTAAGTTCGCCACGAAGCAGGCTATCAATATGCAGGTCGCACCAGACGGAGAATTTAGGGTCGCACCAACGGGCAAAGGCGACCGATAGCTTTGGATGCAGCCACGTACCACCGCCCCTGTCTTTACGCGCTTTGCTGGTTTTTACATACCCGGATTTACGGGTATGTAAGATTTCAGATGGTGATCCTGAATAGACCTCATCCAATGCCCTCACATATTCCAGCGTCTCTGCATTGGACAGCCAGTGGTCTAGTCGCTTGCCGAAGCGATCAGCGATATCGGTAGCATTTATCCATCCGTCGGTATTAAAACGAATAGCTTCGCCTTTGTAGTTCAATGGAACAATATTCATTGCTGACACCTTTAAGGAAGATGAGCCTGTCGCACAGAACAGCCGTCACCCGAGAGGCCGCAATGACACCAACGGTTGTTCTCAGGCTCAGCTTTCTGAAAGGCTCGGGTTATTTTTTGCGCGTGCGATGCGCATAAAAAAGCCCCGCTATTGCGAGGCTCGGTTGCTTTCTATTTTCCTGATGGTTCGAATCTGCCCGTTACAGGCGTCCAGCGAATCGAGCAACAGGATGTTGAGCTGTACGCTATCCCCGAAAGTCATGTTGCTTTGTATTTCAGGGATAACGCAGTCAACGAGTAAGTTTGCCGGTATCGGTAGTGTCGGTGCCTTCACCACCTCGTATTGAGTCGGCTTGTCGGCGCAGTTGGTCAATAACAGAATCAGGAATAAGCTCGACAGAGCACTTGTTATCTTTGAGCGCACTCTTCACTTCCTCCTGAAGCCGCTGTGACTTCATTTCTGCTGCTGCGCGACGGCGTGACTCTGCATCTACTAGCTGGTTCATCTCGCCCACTTTGTCAGCCAGATTTTGCAGGGTGTTCGCCAGGTCAGCGTTCTTGCCGTTCAGTTCGCGGTTATCTTTCACCAGAGAGCTGTTTTCAATTCGCAGCTGGCGATTGTCAGCGCCGAGCTTTGCAATGAAGCCGATGATGATGAGGGCGAAAACGAATGGGATCAGGTTTTTGATGGTCGTGAAACTCATAACAAAACTCCTTCCGCTCGCTTCGTCCTGTCGATACGATCCTGCAAACCATTCAGGCCGCCGTTAATGCGCCGGGTCAAACCGTTTACATCGCCAACATCAGCAAACTGGTTGCAGCCATTTGCCTTCCAGAACCAGCCGGCAGATAGCGCAGCGTATTTGTCCTGTAGCAACAGGTCAGGGGAGTCGACCAGATTCAGCCCAAGCGCTTTGCCGCACTCTTCGTAGTTAGCTTTGAAGGTGATTTGCTTGAGGCCGCGCCCGCGATACTTCCAGCCGTCGCCATTCAGGTTATTGCCGAATCGGCCGCCGTAGACGATGTTGGCAATGGCCGCCTGTCGCTCAGGGGATAAAGCCTTTTCTCCGGGCTTTCGTCCTAGCTGTTCGCGTTGGGCAGCGGTTAATCGAGAGCCGAATATCGCCAGACCGGCGACGCTGTAGTTGAGCGACTCTTGCACAGACTGGAAGCCGCCCGACTCGGTGCCGATTTGCCCAATGAAGTGAGCCTGGCGTTTTGGTGTGTCGATGCCGTAGGTGTTCATGGCTTCGACGATGTGCGGATACCACTTCTCAGCCAGCGAGCTACTGATGCCCGCAGCTCGCATGAACTGGTCTTTAGTCATTGGATACCTCTTTTCCTGCTGCTTTGCTCAGAAAACGGTTCTCAAGCGCTTTAATCAGGGAGGAACCCGACCAGCCAGCCATGCCACATACGCCGCCCATCACCTCTTGCGGCCAGTTATAGTGGATGGCGATCATGGTCATGATTAAACCAGCGAATATCGACACAATTAGTTGAAGGCACATTGTCCTCCAACTAAAGGATTCTCCTTTGAGAACTTTGAAGGAGTAACTGGCTATAGCGCCAACAAGGGTCATGCCGAAAGCGATGAGGATGGACCAGATATTCGGATCGCTTTTGTAGGGCATTTTCATATCTCTCACCTCGCGTTAAAGCGGGTGCTGTGGGTAGTGTCAGGAAAGGCCAGCAAGGCAAAGGATGCGAGGGTTCATCTGTGATTGATTGCCTGTGGCCTAATGCGAAAAAGGCCCGCCGAAGCGAGCCTTAAATATTTGGAGTGATTTGATTGTGGTGGCCGGCGCTGAACTCCGGATTGCTAAATTATCTTCGCTTTAGCGGGCCTTTTGCGCATCAGCCTGCGCATTCACCACAACGGAAAGGAAACTGCCCGGAATCGCACCGACGCCAGCGCTTACCTGGCTTAAAAAGTTCAGCTCCCTTACCTGTTACGGACTCCGTTTCGTGGAGCTGACGGCTGGAGATCAACCCAGCACCGATATGGGATTTACTAAGGCGATATGCCCGTTGTTACCCACGAATGAGAGCACTGAGTAGGGATTCGAACCCTCTGCCTGGCAATGGCGATCTCCGGCGTCGCACAGTGCTCTCATTGGTGGGCGCCCATTATTAATCACACCGGGCCAGTGCGCCAGATTCGTTGATGAGGAACTGGAAGACCTCACTGGTGTTTGGCCGTTAGGCTACTGCCAGGAATTGCTCATCGTTTGCATTTATCTTTGTGGTCAGTTTCTAAAAAGCCCGCAAAGTCGCTAACGTGACGAAAACTGGAAAGAGCACTGACGGCCATTCGATATTTCTCGCGCAAAAAAGAGAGAGCCTGAAGCTACGCAACCGCCAAGAAGCTCGCTTCAAAAACCCTTTACCGCAGCCATCAAAAAAATTTCATGATTGGCATCTAGAGTATGAAGAAACGCGCGCGCCTAATGCCCTTACCGGATTTCGCCAATAAAAAAGCCCCGAGCTATTAACTCAGGGCTTAATGTTTTTAGCGCTTAACAACGAGCGCAACTTCCACTGTTAGAAATCATATCCGCAGGTTCGGGAAAAGTAAATAGCGCACGACAAATTAATTCGCTATTTTCGGTTTTTACCTGGTGACTTCTCGTAACTGTGCGTCAGCCCACGATTCTTCCACCTCAAACTTGATGATAAGAGCGTCGTAGAAAGGTTTAACTGACTTCTTCCACGTATCGAGTGAGATGGCATCAGTAATCTGGCATACGGCAGCAAAGGCCTCGGTAGATGGCAGGCGAGGAAAACCTACGCCACCGCAGCGTTTACAGTCAGATATCACAGGAACGCCCTGCTTTTCCGTCTCCTCCTGATTTATCGCCTTCCCTCGTCCCTTGCAGTCTGAGCACGCCGTCGAAACTACACCCTTCCCTTTACACTTCTGGCACAGCACTTTCACCTGCTCCCTTCTGGCTGCAAGATTCGGACGGCCAATGTGCTTCATGGTCACGACTTCCGCATGAATGAAGCCTGCGCCATTGCAGCATTCACATTGCCGGGTAGTCCCGGCGTTGCGTGAGTAATCCTCAAACGCGTAAGTTGCGAGCGCTTGCATTACCTTTGGCTTAATATCACTTTCGAGCTTGCGCAAGGCGGCAACCTTATCGCAGCGCTCAATTGCATACAGGGTCAGCAGTTCAATAGCTTTCTCACGGTCATTGCTGCTGACGCCCATTTTCCCCATAAACGCCGCAAAGCCCATCTGCGCGCGATTCTGCACCATTCCCTGAGCTGCCATGATATCAGTGCCGGTTAATGCGTCTGATGCTGTGGCTCGCGGTGAATCGCTTATCAGCGTGGATTTCGGGAAATGGTATTTGATTGAGTTTTCAAGGTTCATGCTGCGCTCCCTCCATCAGGCTTGTTTAGACCGAGACGATTGATCACTTCCCGGCGCATTGCTTCGAGGCGCTTACGTGTATCGTCATTCGTCTTTAACGCATGGTCGATATCCTCAAGCATCTCCTTATCTTTCTGGCGCTGCTGAGCTAATGCGATGTTTGTTACCGTGGTCACGATGATGCCTCCTCATGCGAGCGGGCGCTGGTCATCAGCACGCCATTAATGACTGCGTGACGCTGAGCGTTAGTGTCACCGATGTACTTTCTGACAGTATCGCGGTGGCATGAAAGCTTACGGGCTACCTCGCTGAGGCATCCGTTACACTCCTGAAGTAAGCGAGGAACTGTCTGAACGATAATCATGCGGCCTCCATTAATTCGGCTATATCGGGTAACTTCCCGCCCAGCTCGGTCACAACCAAAACGAGCATTCCGCCTTTAACCGCCTGACAGCGCTTGATGCGCATATCGTCTACCTGACCGTCATCCAGCCAGAAGCCCGCACTGGTGAGTGCGTCAAAAACGGCTTTGGGTAGATTGTCCAAATCGCGTTTGCGGTTATCGGGAGGTGCTGCGTGGATGGTGATTCTGATGCGGGGTTGGATTTTGATGTCTAAATTGTGCTGCTGAATGATTTCGATTACTTCTCGTCGGTATCGCTTACCCCAATCGCTGATGTAGTGGATGCCTCTTGAGTGTCGCCAGTACTTGTTGACTGAGGGCGGACATGGAAGAACTATTCGGTATTGATTCATCGCACCGTCACCCTCCCTTCTCGCGTTAGCTTTTGCAGCGTCAGGACGATAGCGCGGTCCATTTCAGATCGCCTTTCTTCCCTGCTGAGGTCTTTGCCGTTGTCGATGCGCTCATGGCATGACGGGCATAGCGCCGCTGTTAAGCTGTCGTCGACCTTGAGGCCAATTCCCTTCCCTTCGTTTCGATGCGCAGCCTGAACTCCATACCGGCCACACAGAACGCAGCAATCTATTTCCCTGACTGCCTGAAGCCATTTATTGCTCCTGAATATCGTCATTTGCGATATCTCCGTTCGGGTCTCGATACACAAGCCATTCGTTGAAGCACTCGCCGCATGCGTAGGTTTCATCCGGCTCCAGTTGCTTGCTGCACCCTGCGCAGAGAGCTCTGGCTATGCTCTGCTGCTCGTATGCTTGGGTTTGGGTGGGGTTAAGCATGTTGGCTTTCCTGCATCATGAGGAAAGTAATCATCGCCGCACGCAGAGGGTTTTTATTGGCGTTGGAATGCTGGAATGCGCTGTCTTCAGAAAAGTCATTAACCAGAGCCGATGACCATTCATTTGTCGTATCATCGATAACCAAACTAATACGATTGTCCTGAATAATCGGCCATGCGTCGGCGGGGTTGGTCGTGTATTTAAATCCGCCTCGCAACCAGGAACGCACGATGTCTTTGTCACTGGCCTGATTGCCATAAATTTGCTGCAAAACCAGGGCATCAATATCCCGGTCACTTAACTTTGAATAGTCCATCAGTGCAGCCTCGCTGTGTTTGTCTCTGCCGGCTCAATGGTGATAACCAGCTCTTTGTCTTCCAGTTGCCAGATGAGCCCCTTGTCCTCTTCGCCTTAGCTCATCTGCTCGACGAAGCCCATCAGGTAATTCATCAGGATGTTCATGGCATCCACGCCATCGCCCTGCATGTCTTCCATTATGTCGGCGAAACGCTCTGCGTACTCGTATTCAGCTGTCATGCTTCCTCCTGGCGCGTTGACGCAGCCACCGGACATCAGCAAGGTGGGCTGTATACGCGTACGTTGGGATTTGAGAGGGAGGTAATTCAGGTTTCTTCTTGCGGCGGGGTCGGACGATGAATATGCAGTTTTCCATTACAGCGACTATGCTGCTTTTTCGTTTTCGCATTTCAGCGCCTCCAGGCGTTTTCTGCCATACGCCATTAGCTCATCACGTTCAACGGTCGTCATTCGGCATTCGCCAGCACGCGGCCATGGGTGCCAGATGATGAGCATTGAGCCTTTGTTGTTGCCGTTTACCGGCTTGCCCGTGCTTGCGTTCAGAAATGAGAGCCGCCCGCCAGTAATGAACCTGACCTCATGCGCTGTCTTGATAGCCTCTTTGAACCACTGGACAGAGGTATCAGCAGGCAGAAGCATCACGCAGCCAACACTGTGATCTGCATTCTCCTGTGCTGCTTTCTTAATGAAAGGCATGGGCGCGCTGTATGGTGGGTTCAGCCATGCGTAAGCCCGGCCTACTCCGATCGGCATTTTCGATAGCCAATTCGCTTCGAGAGTGTTTTCCTTTTCATCAATGAACCTGGTGCAAAGCGCATTACTTTGGCTTGCAGCCGCATCAAGGAAAAACGGGAACTCGCTCCGTAACGCCCGGTATATTTCAGGCGGGGTTTGCCAGAGGTCTTTTATCTCAACTGGCGTGTTTGATTTGTCTGTCATACTGCCACCTTCCTTCCAGTTCGTTTGGCCCACTCAATAGCTTCTTGAGCGTCTTCACTCCACCGGACGTCTCTCTCTGCGCCGAAGGCGTAAATCAGCTCCAGAAGCTCGCTGAATTCGCTTACGCGCATCTTGCTGGTCGACTGTCCAAGAACGACATATCCGCCGTTAATACCTGGCGCTGAGCGCTGGCCTTTGAGGGCCGCGGTGAATATGTGCTTCCAGTCTTCGCTATTCAGTTTTGCGCCATGCCATACGACTTGCTCAGACACATCGCGCAACGTGGCCCAAAGACGTTTGTTCTGCTCTACTGAGCGCGTCTTTTCCTGAATGGTTACGATGAGAGGTCTTTCGGGGTCGGGGTAAAGCTGCTGGATGGTGCGGATGGCGTTTTGCTGGACTAACGGTGTTCGGATTTCAAACGTTTGTTTCCTCATGGCGCGCCTCAATATGTGTATAGGCTATGTCCTGTTTTGCGTGCTGATGTGCAATTTGAAAAGCCAGATTGACTTATTTGCCGGCGGTATCCCTCCTCAGCTTCCCGCCACAACTGCATCAGGTCGGGAATTTGTCGCGTTCTCATTTGTTCGCACAGAGACATGATGAACTTTCTTTGTTCTTCAGCGGTCATCACTCCCCCTTAACCTTGAGACCGGCGTCACTGATAGCTTGCTTAACAAGCACCAACATCGCCCTTTGCGCCCTTACCGCTTCTGGTGTGCGCCACTTTTCGACTTCCGGGATTTCTACTTGCACCGTCTCGCGGGATGCTTGCCACGCCTCCCACATATGGTCGATATCTTCCGCAGAATATCCATCACCACACCACAACTCATTCCATGGCGTCAGGGGCGCTTCTCCGAACCATTCTTCCCACCATGATTGAAACTGCTCTCTGCTCTTATCCACGACGCTTCTCCTCTTTAGCCAATACGAATGCGCTGCACAGCAGAATCAGTGCGTCAGTGAACATCAGGCCGTCCTGCTTAACGATGGCCTCGAACATGAAGCACAGGCCGATAAAGACCAGCATTATGATGCTCATACCCGCATCTCCTGCCGTACCGCGCGCAGCTGCTGATTGATGAACGCAGTCATCGGGTTTGAACATCCGAACTGACATAACTCATGCGCTGCGACATACAGGAATGAGCCCTGATGCTCGCTGCATTTCTCTGAGTGGTATCGCTCAATGCGCCCTGCATCGTGTTCATCGCGAAGAATGCGCTGGACTGCGCCCATGTCTAAGCCGGTACCATCTGATACCTGGCGAGACGATACTGGCCCATGCTCGGTGACGTATTCTCGGATGCGCTGGCGATTCGTTTTACCTTCGCTCAGCTCATACATGCGGCAGCGAGTACCCATGCCGGTGCTTGCGGAGTGAGTCAACACACCCTCTTTCACCAGGCCGCAGATGACCGTAGCTACGCGCTCGCCCTTGCCGCCAAGTTCCTCGACGAGTTGCTTAACGGTGCCTTTCCGGTTCATTTCGAACCATTTCATTATTTGCAATTTGGTTATCATGACGATCCTCCGCTCAATACCTCGCGCGACTAATGGCCTCAAGGGCTATTAGCTGGCTGGAATTGAGATATTGTTTAGTGAGTGTTTCGATGTCGATGAAGCGAGGGGTGCCGATGTAAGCTGATATTACCTGGATGTCGTCGAGGGTTATTTGCATGGCTCAGGTGCCGCAAAAACGAGAGCTTCCTGCAGGCGGTCAAGCTTCACGTATTCCCGTGCCGAATAACCATCTTTAATCCAGTCAGCGGCGACTTTTGCCGAGGTTGTGTAGTCGTAACACTCGCCACACTTGGTCAGGAGCTCATACAGGTCTGCTACCGGCGTACACTCGAAACCATCACTGCCGCCAACCGCCTTACCTGCCAGCGATTCGAACTGCTGCGAGGTGGTGTCGGCTTGTGCCTGCTCTGCTTCCATCATTTGCTCATATTCAGCAATCTGTGGGTCATATGGCAGAGAGTCATCAGCAATACTAGGCGCGGGCGGTGCTGTGCAATCACATTCAATGAGAATTGGCTCTCCCCATGGCTGCACCCCGCCGCTATCGGCTAATCCAGTGTTGCCGCATTTTGGGCAAACGGCTGATTCTTCCTTCTCCCGCTCTTTGCGCAGCGCCAGAAGTTCGTCCATCGCTACAACGCCGAGACCAAACATCTCGTACTGCTCTTTGTCTTCTACCGGATCGTAATCTTGCTGCCAGACTGAGAATGCCATTCGAAGGTCTTTTACCAGCTCATTGCTAATAGTGTTCATCAAAATCCCCCTTTTTTGTTCGGTTTGCGTTCGCGCTCTTCCCTGCGGAAACGCGCCTCTTGCTGGTCGATGTCGTAAAGAATGCCATTACGTTGTTCAACGTATACGGTTCCCGTATTCCCGTGCCGGTTCAACCTTAACAAAAGCTCTGTCTCGGCAGGGTTAACAGTTTCATCATCCTCATTCTCACGATAGATACCGAGCCAGTAGTCACAGTCCTGCTCAATCTGACCGGTAGAGCGTGAGTCGCTCGGCAGCGGGCGCTTATTGGCGCGAGCTTCTGAGCCGCGGTTAAGCTGAGCCAGAAGCACGACAACGCAGTTAAGCTCTTTAGCCAGTACCTTGAGACCTTTGGTGATGATGCCGTAAGCCTGCGCCTCGGTATCAGCCTTCTCGGCTGCCATGAGCGTCAGGTAGTCGACAAGAACCATCCCCACCTCGCCGCGCTCACGCTTGATGCGGCGCGACTCGGAGACGATGTGAGCCAGAGACAGGCCCGGCGTATCGTCGATGTACAGGTTGTTGCTGTCGGCAATCTGCGTACCCATTGCGAGCGCCTGGGCGAACTGGTTTTCGTTGTAGCCGTTCTGGTAAAACACATCAGACTTCACGCGGGAGTGCTGCGAGATGATGCGCTCTACCAGTTGCTCGGTAGGCATTTCGAGGCTGAATGCGATGGTTGGCAGGTTTTCTACCAGCGCGCAGTGGATAGCCATTTTCTGGTATACCGTGGTTTTGCCCATCTTTGGCCGCGCGCCGACAACGAAAAGGGATCCGCGCACGATTCGTTTGGGCTCCAGCATATCGTCCAGCGCTTCAATCCCGGACGTCAGGCCTACCGATGACGGGTTGCCTTCCAGTCGCTCACCGACCTGATAAGTCCATTTGTTGAATGCATCCCTGAACGTCATCAGGCCACGATGATTTCCGGTTTTTGCTTTGTCATCGACCTTCATCGCCAGCGCCTGCACCGCTTCCAGCTTCTGGGCGGTCGTCATCCCTGAGCGCGAGTAGAGCACCTCAAGCATCTGCGTAGCCTGCTCGATTGCCATGCGCTCTGTCGATTTATCCTTCACGACATTGGCGTAGTGCATGACGTTAGCGGCGCTTGGCGTGTTGCGGGAAATGTCTGCCAGATAAGCAAAGCCTCCTACCTGTTCAAGCTCTCCCTGCATTTCCAGAGCGTCTGAAAGCGTCAGCATATCCAGCGCTTTGCCTTTGGCGTTCAGCCCCTGCAACGCTGCGAATATTCTGCCGTGCTGCCTGCTGTAGAACATGTCAGCATTCAGGAAGCCGAGCACCTTCTGGACGTTGTCGCTATCCGGGGCGACCATCACTGAGCCGAGAACGGCCTGTTCAGCCTCGTAGTTACATGGCGGGGTTTTGATGTCATCGGTCATCGCGATCACCCTCACGAACTTCGATGTAGAGCTTAGAGTTCAGGAAGCTGTCAAACTTCATGCGGCGCCACGTCCTGCCGGTCTTCTGGTCAGGCCGGTCTTCCAGCATCCAGCGGCAGTTTTCGCTGATGTATTTCAGGTATCCCCTGAAGCCTTCCATGTCGAGAGGCTTGCCATCCAGATTGCGGGCGATCTTGTTCGCCTTGCCCCAGAAGGTGCGGATGAGGTTACGACGCTCATCAGTGAGGCATCTCCACCCCCTGGCTTCTGGCAATTCATCTTTCAGGCATTGCCAGACTTCTTCGCAGGAAATTTTTGGCTTCTGCACGACGGGCTTTTGATTCTGTTCTTCAGGCTCGTTTGCGACATACTCATTACCTTTAGGTAATGAGTTATTATTTATATTATTGTTTATGGACAAACGTTGGACATCGCTTGGACAAACAGCCCTGAGAGCCGCATTTTTACTGGTGTTTGCGTTGGACAAGTCTTGGACATTCGTTGGACAATTTTGAACCTGAAAATCGTCATATTTTACGATGGTGATGAGGCTGAATTTCTTCTGCATCGACGTGACGGTAATCATCCCTTTAGCCTCAAAACTTCGCAGGAGGCTTTTTACTTTGTTGTCGGGAATGAACGTTTCGCTGACCAGTGTCGGGCGGCCTGTAATCATCTGCCCGCGCTCAACGGTTACCGGTCCAACATCGGTGTTTACGACGGCATCCTCATGGTTTGCCTTGAGGATGAGATGCACCCAAAGATGCACGGCCTGAGAGTCCTTGTAGAGTCGGCTATCCATAAACTGGCGGTGTATAGAGACAAACCCCATACCGGCTGCCTCCTGCTGGTTTACGCGGCGTTCTTGCTGCCGGTAGTCTGCTAATTTAACGACGCCCATTCTTCACTCCTGCCTTAGCCAGTCGATAAACACCAATGAACCGTTCAGCGAACGATCTGTTATTGGCTGCCGCTACAACCAACCCGTCAGGTGATTCAGGGTGCCGAATCTCTTCTTTTCCCTGGTACTTCCTGCGTTTTCGCATTAAAATGTCTCCTGTTGATTGTGTTGGCGTAACACAGTTTGCTTAGGCCCTGAACGAGTTGCCGCTCGTTTGGGGCTTTTCATTTGTCAGTATCTTCGCTACCTGCTCAGCAAGGCGGGCCATCTCGTCATCCACGACTCCCCATTCCAGCACTGCAAGTAACATCGAGAACTTCGGTATCCAGTCGCGTTTCCAGCGGCTGATTTGCGCCTTATCGACACCTACAGCTGCTGCTGTTTTCTCTGTGCCAATCATTGCGATCTTGTTCAGCAAGGCGCTCTCAATGCGTAACGCCTCGTTGCGTTTATTTGCGTGTTCCATCAATTAATCTTCCTTTGTGGTTTAGATAGATACGTGCGCAGACCGTGGGGTCTGCCACTTAAAGTTATCCCCGCATTTCGGCGGGAATGACGACCAGATTTGTTAAAGAGCGGTACTGCTTAGGCGGCGTTCAATTCAGGTGGAAATACATCGTCCAGTTGAACTTTCGCCCCAAAACTATTGAGTGCTTCAACGAGCGAACGGCACATTTTTAAATCCGGATGTCGCCGCCCTGATTCGTAATGTCCAATCGCTCCCTGAGTGCACCCAACCTTTTCAGCCAGTGCGGCTTGGGATACCTTCATGGTTTCCCGGATTTTCCGAAGATTGCTCATCGGTTATCTCCTCAGGATGGTACATGCATCAATAATACATTCCGTACTGAGAGAACGCAAGAGGATTAATACATTTTGTGCGTTGTCACTGTCAATACAAGCCGTAATAATCGGCGTATGAAAACACCGTGGAATGAACTGGCAAAAGCCAGGATGAAACAGATTGGCCTCACGCAGGACAAACTTGCTGAAGCTCTGGGTAAAACTCAGGGCGCGATAGGTCATTGGCTGAATGGCCGCCGCGAGCCAAGCATTGAAGACATAGCGGCAATCATGAAGCAGCTCGGACTGAAGGAGCTGGTTCTGAGCTCTGATGGTATGGTTGACTACCCGAGTGACGATCTGGCCAACGTTTCCAATCCACGCCCTCATACGGAAGTAAGGAGATTCCCTCTGATTAGTTGGGTGAGCGCAGGAAATTGGTGCGAGGCTGTGGAGCCATATCAGCTTCAGGAAGTAGAGGTATGGCCGGAAACGACATCCCATGCCAGCGAGCGATCGTTCTGGTTGACGGTAAGAGGCGACTCAATGACAGCGCCGTCAGGCCTTAGCATTCCAGAAGGAATGCAGATCCTAGTAGACCCGGCTATTGAGGCAACGAGCGGTCGTCTGGTGGTAGCAAAGCTAGACTCTGAGAACGAGGCGACATTTAAGAAATACATCGTCGACGCCGGACAAAAGTACCTGAAACCACTTAACCCCAGCTATCACATGATACCCATTGACGGTAACTGCCGAATAATTGGCGTCGTTATCGAAGCCAAATGGCAAGGCCTCTAAAATTCCCCAACCCGCTACGGCGGGTTTTTTAATACCCGCAAA